TCACACATTGTGATGATACAGCTGAGCAGCCGGGGGTTGTATTGTTCTTTACAGGTTTCATCCTTATAGTGTCTTTATATGCTCGGTAATTTTGTTTAAAGAACAACAAGAACTTGCAAGCTTCATTTCATTTCTGTCTAGTTCGAGTGATCTTTTGTAGACTTCTCTAATGTCAGCAAGATGATCTATCTCTAAAGGTTTAGGGCAGGATTTAATACCATAACGCTTTGCTTTGAATGCTTTGTAAGTAGCATCAGCAAACAGACCGTCAATATGTTCTAATACCTCGCTCATTTTGTTTTTAAAGATTCTTCATATTGCGCAATACATTGAGAGCAACATTTTGTTCCATCAGATGCTGTTTTTACTTGGCATCCACAAGTAATTTTAGTTCCACAATTTGTACAAGTGTTGGTACTCATATTCTTTGGTTTTAGTGACAGTTACAACTTCTTGTATAGGGTGTTCCGCATGAAATGCAACAACCGCTATGATATTTATTTAAAAGCTTTTCAGCATATGTCATCATATCAATTGCTTGTGCAGGTGCATGACATTGTTCAGCTTTAGCTTTTGCACCATCTAAATACAACTTAATGTATCTTAAATCGTGAAGTTTTTTGTGGAGTTCTGCAGTAGGTTCGCATTTCTCCAATTGAAGTCTACAAAGTTCAGCTGCATATGCATTCATAATCTTTGTAGTTCTTAAATGATAATATTCAACGAAAACTTTTTCGTTAGGACTTATAGAATATCTAATCTTATAAAGTCCATCGGGTAACCCGATGAGATTTTCTGACTGAGGATGCTGTAATCCTAAATCAATAGCACTAATATTTTTAGAAAATCCTTGCGTAAGACCTTCGGTAATAAACACAGGTTCCTGAAATCCGGGAAGATAAATATCCAGACGAGGACATTCTACAGGCAATCCGGTACCATATACTGACGCATCAACAATGCGCAGTATCGTTGGAACTGCTGTATCTGGGATATCTAATGCTAAATAATGTTTGATTGCCATAACATGTACCTCTACAATAAAATTTACAAAAAAGTCTCCATAAAGCAAAAAAGGAGAGGAGAGTTTTTTGCTCTCGCTCTCCCTTTTGCTTAGGTTATATGTTTACCTTAGAGTGTCTCTAGAGCAACACTATTACCAGCAGCAGCAAGAGCTGCGTCGATAAATGTTTCAAAGTCAGCATCAGGAGCAGAAACAACTACTTTAATCAAGTATTGATCAGCATCCATCATACCGCTAGGATTGCTAGAACGAGGTACACTGTGAAGGATGTAGTAAGCACCATAAGATGCAGTACGGCTGATGCTACCCAAAGTGGTATCATCAAGAACTTCACGCAAACGAGCATCAGTTTGGAAAGGCTCTTGCTCGTAACGCTTGCTAAGGATAAGTTCACGAAGAACAGTCTCACCAAAACCTTTACCTTGAGCAGCAGCTTGTACTTGTGCAACTGAGAAACAGTTACTAGCGCAAGGATCACCATTATCTTCCAAAGCAGAAGCGTAGATTTGAATAGGCTCAAGTTCTACATGATCCATTGGAGAGAAAGAACAGTCACCAAATTTGGTATCTACATAAGCTCCAGTCAATCGCAACTTAGCAGCTTTTTCAGCAGCAGGAAGTGCAATCCAAGCAGAAGTTTTAGTAGTAGAAGTTCCAGTTACAACACCTTGTGCGTTCTTAGTGATGTACAATACAGCAGCAGAAATGAATTTGCTCAAGATAGGATCAGCAGCGATCTCAGCTTTCCAAGCTTCAAATACAGTCTCAACACCTACAGGAGTGTTAGATGAATCGCAACATCCAGTGTAGCTATCCAAAGTCTTGTAGACATTGTGAGTCAAGAAACGAAGAGCGGGTGAACCTTTTACATCCAAGCGAAGACGTACAGTCTTTTCGCAAGGGATAGTGCAATAATCATCTTCACCAACAGTGATGATTTGATTTACAGGAGCTGCAGGAGCAACATAGTAAAACTTGCTAACAAATTTAGGATTAATACCTTTAGTCTTAACAGACTCTTTGTAACCTCCGTGGAAAGGTCCGATCTTGTCGGAAGTGTGGAAGCTACCTTGAGCAAGGTAAAACAATTTGGTAGCAGGAGCTGCAGTCAGGTCCTGAATAGCATTGGTCTTAGCGTCAATTACAGACACTTTACCAGGGTGAGATTCCAAAGTCACAACGTGCTCGGAAGTGCTCGAACTTTTCAATCCGTTAGTACCAACTAGTACCTTCTGGAATGCATGGGGAAAGTAAGCCATTTTTTAAAAGATTTAGGGTTAAAAGATTATTTTAGAAATTTTAGTTTGTAGAGTGTTTGCGCAGTCAGTTGTGCTATTTCATCAATCTGATTTTGCACCCACCCTTCACTATATAATATACGCTTTTCTTCCAACATATTGTAGAACTCTGTTAAAATTTCTACAGAACTTGTTGGTTGAGTTGAAGTTGGGATTGTAATTTCTTGCAATCCATGAATACCTTGAATACCTTCTGCTAAACCATCAATTAGATCTAACAATGCAGTATAAAACTCATCTAATGCTTTATGCTCTGAATAACTTCTTGTTGAAAGATGAATAAGATGAATCTGATCTCTTACACCAAATAAGTTTCCCAGGAATTCAGCATATGAGCTTGATGGTCTTTTAATAGTCCTTTGTATCATTACGAGTTATTTTGTGCGTTTGATTTATTACGCTGATACTGACTAAAGTTTTCAATGTCGCCGGCAAGGATTGCAACTGCTTCATCGATAATGATTTCAACAATATCGTCCTTAAACTCTGATTCTACATTTGTACCAACTGCTCCTGTTGAAATGTTAACGCATCCGTCAAAATTTATAGGTCTTGGTAATCTGTAGTAAGTAAGAGTTGTTTTCTCAATATTGAATGTTTTATCAGTATAAATTCTGCATCTATTGTTTCCCATAGTACAGAAAGTTTCACCCCATTCAAATGACGGTTTTCTAAACGCATCATAGAGAAGATTGTCAACATCTCCAACTTCAGCTAAATAAACAACAACAGGTCTAGATGGGCAGCATTCGTCTTTAGCGATTGCAGTCATTCTCTTGAAATACAAATAGTTTGCAGGAAGCTTGTCTGTTTCAAAATATGTTTCATATCCTGAACCCGGTAGCACTGCTTCACTTACAAGAATTTGAAGATCATCAATCATAATTTTTGATGCTTCATCACCCTGCTTGCGAATATTTGTACCTGCAACTTGTCTACGTACCCACTCTAGCTGAGCTTTGTTGAAAGCTTCAACAATCTGCCAGCATTCCAAGTTGTCATAATCAAGAGAAGCTAGTTTATTTAACCGCTCCTTAAACTTGATTTGTAACAGGTTGTTGTTCATTTAGTTATCAGTATTTAGCTATTCCAATATTTTTCTACAGTTCTTGTGAGATCGGCAAGAATTTCTTCATTCAAAGGATTCTTTAGATACTCAACAATTTCAGAAGGATTTTTACCCAACATTGTACTACTACTCATATGGTAAATATATCCGTCAGCTCTTGTCGCAAGAAGCTTATAGAAAGTTCCATCTTTTACAATTGAACGCAGCTTGAGTGTTTCCATATCCAAACTGCAGATTTCTAAGAAGCGTTCTGCTGTTTTACGCTTATCTCTATCAACCGATTCACCATTGATGTATTTATCCATATTATCATACATCACATCAATTGGTGTGCTCTTGCGATATTGAGTAGAACTTGCATCTACAACCTTACATACATAGAACAATTTATTAGCGTTCTTGTCATAAAGTTTTTGAAGTTCTGAAAGCGCTTTATTTCTAAGTTTTTTAACCTCAGTTTTAATAGCTGCAGTCTCTTCATATTTATCTAAGTAAAACTTAGGAGGAACTGCTCTATTTCTAGCATCATCAAGACTTTTTGCAATGATTGAAAAACCACCAGCTTCAATAGCTCTAAGTTTAATCAAATCGTAAGCATCTTTAGCAGGATCTAAGAACATTGGTTCATTTCCGCAACGAAGAACAATTTTACTCCAGAAATCGTCATTGTTAGGTTTCAAGAGTTTTACTTTGTTCCAGAACTCTTTGTCATCAGGATCTACTTCATTAGAAGCAAGTTCTCTTTCAAGACTACTTACAATCTTTCTAATCTCTTTGATTGCAGCATTTCTTTCGTCTTCATCCAATCTCTTCAGTTCCGGAGCAAATTCATTAAGACCTGTTACATAACGTTTGATTCCGTTGTTTTCCAAACATGCTAACTGTTCTTCATGGAATACTCCTTCAAACAGTGACATGTTGTAACGTTCTAGACCCATATTAGATGAGCCATTGTCTACGTAAGGTCGAATAGCAATCGTGCTACTTCTCTTCAGAGAATTGTGTTTCTCAATCATTGTTTCCATACTTGGTTTTTGTTGGTTTATGTTTTTGCAACTATTAGTTTAAAGCTTCTGAACCACGTCAAGGTTGTTACATCTCAGAAGAAACCTGGGTTGCCCCAGGTGAGTCGGAATTAACCGACATCGAGGAGGTGGAAGATTATAAAAGCAAAACTGGGGGAATGGTTACCCCCAGATTTACTATAGGTTTAGGTTAGAAAGAACCACCAGTGATTGGGTTTCTCATAACGATTTTCAACACTTTGGTCGGGTCTTTTACCCACAAAGCAGGCATCGTTTGAGTCATGAACACACGGTATCCGTTAAAGTTTCCGCTAGAAGAGAAACCTTGAGTACGTCCCATGTAGTCCATAGTACCGTTCTGATAGAACCACTTCAACTCGTTATCCCACTGCAACTTCAACAAGAAGATATTGTCGTTAGTGTTATCAGTGATATCGAATACGATAAAGTTGTAGCTAGACAGAGGGAAACCATCGATAATTGGGTTTTCAATATCGTTAGTGTGAACGTTGTCAAATGCAGGGTTCAACACAAACTTAACGTTTGCCAAGAAAGGAATGGTGTAGCTAGTGAAAGCGAATCCGAAGTTCAGATCCATTCCTTGACCAGTGATAGCACCGATGTCAGCAGCTTGTACTACAAGACCTGCACCCAATGCTTCCTTCTTGATAGCTTCGTTAACCATCTTCATACCAGCCATACCAGTTTGAACGATGATCTGACGCTTAGGATCTGGTCCTTTAAATTCAACTTTACCATTGTAGAAGTTGAAAATTTCGCTACGGAAAAGCTCAAGGTTGAAAGAACCTTTGTTGTAGATACGCTTGAAAGAGTTATCCAACTGCTTCCAAAGACCCACAGACAAACGGATATCATCCGGACCATCTTGCTTAACGCGACCACCTTGTCCCCACATCAAGTAGGTTTCAATGTCAGTTGCAATTTTAGTCAAGTGAGCTGCTTCAAGGTTGGTAACGAAAGAGCGAGACAAAGTACCGCTTTCGTAAGCACGCTTGATGTAGTCTTTACCCATTTTAGCAACCATAGCGTCGATAGAAGTGATCGCAGGATCAATGTTCTTATCGAAAGAACGCCAGATTTCAGTTACAGGTACGCTACCATCAGCATTCATACCACCTTTCATCATCAAGTCTGCACGGCTAGATACACTGTAGTGTACGTGAGCTTCAGCACCACCTACGTAGTTGTAGAACTCACGGAAACCAGCGCTCAATTCACCGATGTCAGAGAAACGCTCACCATACTCACCACGAGCAGAACCTTTACGGAAAAGCTTGGTACCAGGCTTAACAAAGTTTTTGTCAAGACCTTTCTGGTTGTCGTTGTTTACAAGCTGAACAGTGTAAAGGAAACCGTCACCAGTAGGAAGAATGTCTTCAGCGGTAACGTACATTTCAGCACCGTTGTACTTGTCATAAGTGATGATATCACCATGACCGAAAGAACGCTTGTTAATTTTGATTTTGAAAGTGGTACCATCTTTACCAACATTTGCAGAAGCGCCTGGTTCAGCGTCTTCAGTAATGTAAGGAAGATCTTGTACAATAGGTGTTTGCCATTTGTACTCACCACGAGGATTGTTTACGTTGATGGTATTTTTACCACCGAAAGATGCCATCTGATAAAGAGGCATTTCTACCTTCTGTGTCATTGCCCACAAGTCTACAGGACCCAAATCCATGGGTTCAGAGCTTTTAAGCATGTTCACAAGATGGTAGCTGTCCACATGAGAGCTAACTTTGTAGCTAGTGTCTCTCAGGAATAGACCATTGTTAAGAACAGGTGTACTCATTTTTGAAAGGGTTTAGGATTAAATGATATTTGTTAATGGTTTAACTTCTTCTGAATATATTTGACGGACGAGGTATTTTTCTTCCGACTTTTTCTTCTTTGTCGTCAGCTGCTGTTCCTGCAATTTTTCGTGCTTCTTCAGTTTTCAGCTTACGAACTGTGTCTTGTGTTGCCTGGTTCTTTGCTTGTTGACGAATCTGATCTTTATATGCATCAGGATCTGCTAACAACCAAAGTGCTTCAGCAACTAAATCATATCTGGGTTCTTGGAACTGATACTTCTCAAGAAGATGTCCCAGTAGATTTGTTTGCTTACCCGACATTGACTGATATTTAGCGTCAGTTAATTCTGAGAACAAGAATGTTTGAACGCGTTTGTCAATTTTTACACCGTTCAACTCACCAACTTTAAGCGTTTCGTATACATTATTCATGTAATCACGAGCAGCTTTTTCTTGTTGTTTCTTGTATTGCTCTTGACGCTGAATCTGCTCTTCAAGAATTTCTTCTTGCATTTTCTCAAGTTTGGGTTTGAAACTACCAGCTTTCTTTTCAAGTGTTCCAAAGTCTTCCCATTCCTTAATTTGCTCTTCAATATCTGTGTCGCTACCAAAACTGGTTGCTCTCAAATATTGACGTACCACATGGTGAGCATCTGCTTCAGGATCAAAAGACTTAGTCTCTTCAACTTGAGCAAGAGCACGGAACAAACCTTTAATATCTGTTCCACCATTTGCTACGTAACGAGCTGCATATTGCAGTTCATCGGGTAGTGATTCAAAGAACTCTTTAGGAGTTTGGTCTCTAATCGCTTGTTCGCGTTCTTGGAAGTTTGCTTCTAACAGCTCTTTCCAGTCTTTCATAGAGTACTCCTCTAGTTTTTTATCATCTTCAAAGGGGATAATAAGACCCTCTTCAATCAACTTAGCGAATGTTTCAACCATTCCGCTTTTGTCAACTTTTTTCCTTCCTGCTTTAGAAGACAATTCATCATCGTCATCATCTCCAGTTGGATTAAGATCGTCTAATACATCATCTGTATTAATTGGATCTTTTTTATCATCTGCTGCTTGATCTTTTTTATCATCAGCAGTGTCATCTTTTTTTTCATCATCATCTTCAAGAAAACTCATATCAACTGCTGCGTTTCTTGAAAAGAGACTTGGTTTTTTTGTGTCGCTCTTTCCGTCTCCGATTACTACATCATCTGCACTAGGCATAGGTAGAAAATCATCAATGTCAGAGAGCGTTACAGATTCTACTTGCGTAGACTGGTTTTTTTCTGTAGCCATAATTTAAGTGTTGGTTTCTTTGTTGTTCTACATTAATAATCTACACATTATTATTTATTTCTAAACTTTCAAAAGTTAGTTTATGAAATATATGTGTGACATTTTTCGGATTATATCGCTAACAAGTTTTCAGGATTTTATCAATCTTTTTTGTCGTAGCGATTTTTGTTAGTGCGGGCAACTTCTACTTGCTTTTGAGCAATCTCTTTGCGTGCTTGAAGTTCTTGTCTTTGAAGATCAATTTTCTGTTGATCCATTGCATTTTTAGCAACAGAAGCTTCACGACGCATGTTTAGTTCTTGATCAGCGCGATCTTTTTTATCTAAATAATCTAAAGTATCTCTAAAATCAGACTGACTATTTTTATCAAGATCTACCATAGCACCGTATCCAGCTGATCTAATTTCCGCAACACGGACATCATTATCTCTTTCAAGTTGTGCTTGCTCTGCTTTAAACTGCTGTTCAGCCATCAAGCGTTTATCAAGACCTTCTTGCTTCATCTTCTCAACTTCCTGCATTTGTGCAAGTTCGTCTTGCTTAGCTTTAGTTGCTTTCTCTTCAATACCTTTCAATGTATGACTGATTTCTGCAAGAGAATCTGCTTGAACAAGTTTTCCAAGATCATAGATTGATGCCCCGGATGTATTGTTACTTAATGCAAGTTGACGGATCTGCTCCATGATTTGTTTTTGGTTGACTTTAGTTGTCACAAAAATGTTCAAATCACGAGCAAGCATTTCTGTACCACTCATTTCAAAATTCACCTTTTCATCCATACCAGTCATGTACTGAAGACGTACAGAAGGTTTATGTGAATGATAATACTGAGCAAGGTCAGTTCTCATTTGGTGAACTCTTGGCATCAAATATTCTGAATGCTGAATAAAGTATGTCTCTGTTTGAGAGTAAGAGTTATTTACAGCTTGCTGGATACCTTGAGCAGTTTCTTGAGCATTAACAGCACCAAGACGTTGTGGTGAAATACCAATAGTTTCAAAAGCTTGTTGTTTAAAGTAATTTGCCAGTTGAATTCTAGACATTAGACGCTGCGTCTGTTCAAGATTCAACACCTGATAATGCTGGAAATTAAGTGCATTTTCAGTATTTGTTATTGAAGTATCCAAAGGCAACATTTGGAATGACTTCATTGCTACATATGCTTTAGCAAAGTTATTCTGTCCCCAGTCTTCACCCATTGACTGACGCGGTAAAGCGTTTTGGTCCAGCATGATTACTGTACCCAATTCATCAATCAATATGTCAGCAATCTGGTTATTGACAAGATTATAACCAATTTGAAAAGGTTTCATCTTGTCTACAAGAGCTACCGATCTTGTATTACGATCAGAGAATACAGAACCTTCTACTGGTAGTTTACAACCATAAGGAGTAAAATCACCCTTGAATTGGAAACGTACAGGTTTGACATTCAAATAAATAGGAGCTAGTCCCGTTGCATCCGCATTACCGTAGAAAGTATGTCGGTTTGGTCCTATCTTAAGTCCACCCCAAACTTCATTAATCCATATCCATTCTACATGTTCACCATAGATAAGATTATCTGCAGTCTTTCTTTTAATAACCGATGTGTCATAAATCGGTTTATTAGTTACTTTGAAGTTCTCATCAACAATCATTCTGATCTCGCTTCCGTCATCTTCAATACGTGTAAGATAACCAAGCATTCTCTGAGACTTCCAATATACTGTTGTAACTCTAAGTAAATTAGTTGTACCGTAATCATAAAGGTCTTCTGATTCTTCTAGGATTTGCGTAATAACATCGTCTCCCTGACCCAGGAATCTGTCATTTACACTAACAAATTGTCTGTATCCTAAAGATGGACCTTCTGTATTCCATTTATGAGATCTAGTAGCATCGTAAAAAGTACCGTCATTCTGATATCCTGAAATAGCATATCCTGCAGCTTTTACAGGATAAATAGCTTCTAGAGAACGAAGTTGCTCTTCTGTCATCATATAACCATACTTGTCAATGATATCAGAAGGACTCATTAAGTCAACTTTACCAGCCCAGTTACCTTGTGAGATGTAACGTACTTCTGGAGACTTGTGATAAAAAGTCAACACAGGATTCCACAATTCAATCTCGTAGTCATCCTCATTCATCTTGAAATGCCAGAATTCTCTGTCAGTAATCAGCATATCTTTAAATGCCATGTTTTCAAGTTCTTTTAACTTGAAACGCTCTTCATCTACAAGATGTTGGTGCATTGCCCACTGCTCAATCATAGAGCGGTAATCCTTTTTAAAATATGCTTCAATTTCAGGAAGCGACTTAAGATTCTCAGGATTTAATGCTTGCTGTGCTTCTTCTGAATCCATCTGCATACCTTGCGCCATCAACATCTCCATCATCTTAGCTTCAGCATGCGCTAAAAGATATTGCTCTACCATAAGACGTTTTTCTTCAAGCATCTCATTGTAGGATATCTCATCTACAGCACGGTACATTATACGGTCATTGCGTTTAGCAAACTCACCGGATAATACATTAATTACGTTAGGGATAATTGGGAAAAACTTTAACTCTAATGCAGAGTCATCAGTCTTTGTCAGAATATTGATAAGGTCAGCTTGCTCGTTATCTTCCTCAATAATGTAATCTGTTTTGTCAATTACACCATTAGCAAGCTTATAGTTTTTAAGAAGTTTTCTGGCGTTTCTGCGTATTTGCTTCAGTCCCTGCATTTCATACCAGTCCATATTCCACGCACCCCATTCCTCAGTTTTCTCTTTGGTAGGTAAAAATTGGATAGGTTGAGTAATTGTACCCAACCGATTATACTCAGCTTTTGCGCCGTTTTTTATCTGTAATGCATTAAATATTTGCATCTTTCATAGGATTAATGTCTATTATCGAAAGTTCTTAAACGGGTTCCTAGGCTTTCCTGAACTAATACTTACGTTTTTGGAACCTCCAATATGCCTAAAGGGACTCATTTTTAAGTTACTAATTTTAGGTGAGTTCTCCAAATTAGCATTTTCATATTCCGTCTTTCTGGCGTACCCCCGATTAGAATGCTGAATTTTGGAAAAAGCAACTAATGCCGCAAAGCTTACCAGACGGTCAACGTTAAGTCCATCACGGTATGCTTGCATTTCTTTTAACAACATGGGATCTGGTATTCTTTCTACCCCATATACTGTTTTTACAATTTCACCATCGCTCTTGGTCACGTGATCAAGTTCCTCTGTTAGAAACGAAACAGCATAACTAAGCAAGTGTGTTTTAAAAATAGAACCTACGTTTCTCCAACCGTATTCTTGAAAGACATTTGTGTTAGCTCCAAGGTCTTTAAGAAACAATATTTGATTTTTAGGTACCAGGTATCGTTGTTTTTTTCTAGCAATCATGTGTTGAATAAACAATGAAATGTTATTCTCGACAATTGTCCACGCATTATACCACTCAATTATTAGTTCAAGACGTTCGTGTGTTTTATTAAGGTCATCAAAACGACCGCACCATACAGCTACTATCTTGTCTTTTTCTATATGACTTTCTACACTTCCGTCGTTTTTCTTTTTTGTAATTTCAACCGGTGTCTTGTAAACTACAATTGAGCATAATGAATCTGATGTTGTTGTTTTACCTTCAGACACCGGGTCAACAGAAGCGTAGTACATACCAAATGTAGGTTCTGCTACAGGTCTTTCGTAAACGACTATTGTACCCTCTTTGTCAGTAGTTTTAGGAGATATAGGAAACTCTGAAATAGGAAGCTTCTTTGATTCTCTAGCTGCAACTTTACCATTCTCATCACGATACAGATCTACATATTCTGTATAATATTCACGATCTTCAATTCTTCTTAACTGCGCACTGACAAGATGCAACGGAAACATTGATACTTTTCTATTAGCAAAAGCTTCTTCAATGTTAATCGGTTTCTGAGAAATACGAAGTTGGTAGTCTTGCGATTTAAGTTTTTTCTTCCAGTCAATTCTTTCTTCAAGAATCATCTGTAAAGCTTCTTCAACCAAAGAATTACCGTATTCATCAATACAAGGTAGCATTGACCATTGTTCAGGTATAAATAAACCACATTCAGCGTATTCACCATGTTCATTAAGAAGATTTGTACCTACAGCAAGAATATCTTTTGAGTCTGGTTGCAAAATCATTTCTTTCAGTGGTTCACACTGATCAAGGTCACCCACAGAACCAGCTGCAACAAACATACCTGTGTATATCATACCAGACTTTAATGCCGGTAGAAGATACTCAATAGTCTTATCCATGTTCGGTGCAATACCTGCTTCCTCATGAAAGAACAGATTACAAGGACCACCGACACCATTTGTAGGATCTTTATCTAGAGATAAACCTATAATTACAGAATTTAAACCTACGTCTTTTTTTCTTCCTCCAGCATTTACTTCAATTTTCTGCTGCCAGTTAAGAATCTTATCGGGATTACAAGGTCTGTACCAAGCGGTATGCTGATTAAGAAAGTTTCTGTATTCTTCCATAAATCTCCATGTACCCTTCTCATTGATATAATCTTTTAAAGACCCTGCCATTTTATTAATAGAACCTTCTTCAAACCAGAAGTTATTAATCATTTTTGCAGCATGGTAGTATGAAGACGCAATCTGACGTTTCTTTAGAATTGCAACATGTTTGTAACTATACTTAGCAATATCTTCATACAATGCCATATGATACTGCGCATCCCTTACATCTGGGAAAGTAAACTTACCTTGCTCCTTGTTGTAGATGGGTAGAAAGTTTAACCACATGTAGTAGTCTCTTGTCAGATACCATGTCTTTCCAAGAGGACTTTTAAATATTACACCCTTTCTACATTTCTCTTTTTCAAAGTTCCAATAATCTATAAAGTCTTTGCTTCTAAAAGGTGCAGCGCAGTAAATACGCTTTTCATTAAAATATTTAGCTTGATTATTAAATAACCTGGATGTTTCATCGAAACCATACTGACCCGGTTCCTTAAAAATGGATTTAAGAAACTCTACAAACTGTTCTCTTGTGGCATATGTAGTTATAGTCCATTCGCCAACAGCTGCATCATACGTGGGTATTTGTATGAAATTCTCCAATGTTATTCTGTTACAGCTAAATCAATTACACTTTCTATAGTATTGGGATCACCGTTTGATGTATTGATTACATAAATTAGAGTGTTTATATCTCTTGACTTTACAATTGGATATTTTGTTTCACCACCACTCCAATAGTTTGTATAATCTTCACGATGAATAATACACCAAAGACCTGTGTATGGATTCAAATGGAAAACCCAATTGTAGAATCCTTCGTTCACCTCTTTCATATCATTATTCTTTAAATCTTTATAGAAACTATAAAACCATACACCAGCGTTATAAAAAAACCCGGGTATGATTTCTAGATTTGTTTTTGCGTACATCTTAAAAGAAATCTCACAGAATAACCAACCAAGTTTATCTGTAAAATAATTTCTGATTTTAAACAAATAGGTCATCATGAGGATGTCTTTTATTTTTATTAATTGATCTGCGCAATAAAATATAAGCACCAAAAAATAGTCCCGATACGCAGTAAAAAATTAAATCCGTAATCCAATAGGAATTTGTCAAGTCCATTACTAGCTTGAATAAAGCGTCGAATCCAAATGGATTGAAAAACATAGCGATCATAAGTACTACTGTCGCCAACTTCTGTTTGTCTACTGTCACCTTCATTACTCATATTTATTGGGTTTCGTTATACTATTGGTCATATGCAAGTTGTTGACCACCTCTTGCAGTACCTTTCTGTTCTTCCATAAGATCTTTATATGCTCCTTTGAATGACATACGAATCTGCTCAAACTTTGCTGCTGCATTTACAAGAGAGTTGATATTACCATCACGACCATGCTCAATAGGTGTATTCTCCATATATCGAGCAAGTCTATCAAGCATTTGCTTTATACCCATGTATGCGCGATACGTAGGTGTCTCGTAAAGCTTTTCACAAAATTTTAATGCATCTCTAATTGTAGTATCTTCTGTAGAAAATTCAGCATTGACTTCACGTAAAATCAATTCTTCTTTATCATTTTCGACAATATCAAAAAAAGGATTTAGTTCTGGATTAGGACACGTCATATAAAACACATACGCATATACTGACAAATAATCTTCAGGATATTCGTCAAATATTTTCTTTAGAGTTTCCAATACAAAGCAATGCTCTGTGGGAACTACTGTACCATTCTGAACATCAAACAGCTTGACCATACTTCTTCATTAAAAGTTTTTCTTTATTTTCCTGGTAGTGTTTCAATAAACTTACCACCTCATCTTTCAAATAAGGTAGCCGATAAATAACAACTTCCTTTACTTTAGGATAACCCTTTTCATCATAAATAACAAGAGGAAATCCATTTTCATCTTTTTCATCACGCTCTTCAAAAAGAATATGATGAATTGTCAAATCACCCGCTTGCAATTTGGGATTATGCTTTAGTACAATATACATGTACAAAGAAAGTTGCAGGTTGTAATGATTAAGATTACAATCATCCAAATGTGAAACAGGGTATTCCATTTTTTGTGAAATACCCTCCCAGTTTCTGTAGCTTTCTTTTTTAATCTCTTTGTTTGTTTTGTAATCCGTGATATATACTTTTCCATTCGCAACTTCTACCAAATCACTTTGACCACATATACCTGCTGATTTTAAATAAACCATATGCTCAGGATAAATACCACCTGTAAGTTTTTGTTCGGGAGCAACCTTGTAACCGTTTGCATCTACAATAGGTGCATAAATTGGCAGCTCTGTATTATATCTAACAATAGTATTACAACCTAAAAGATCATCTTCTCTTTGTTTGTGATACCAGTTTCCTAGTCCTGTTGCTCTGTCAGCTTCTTTTTTCCAAATAGCTCGAATGTCTTCAGGACGCATACCATACCATTTACTTTTAGAATTTCTGGAAGATTTTTCAGAAATAGTTTTAGGGTCAAATGGTTGTTTGTAAAAACTTAAAAGTGTTGTAGCACTTACCCACTTTACAGATTCAGACTTATCTATTGAGTGATAAGAATGATCTGATTCGTTAAAATATATTTCCATAGGTCATTGGTTTTACATTCCTAATTTTTGCTCAAGCTTTTGAGCCTCTTCTTCAGTGAGTTCACTAGACCACTTAGATGCAGGACAACTGCTTGCTAAACTTCTGGTTTTAAAAAATAATTTGCATCCGCAAAGACTGCAACAAGGTTGCGTACCAGCAACTAAGCACTTGTCACCTTTGTTATCAATATGCTCGCATCCATTGCAAATACTCATACGTTCTTTTGCAATAGCTTCGACATCCTCTTTGGTAAATATTGAGTTCTTGATACCCTCAATAATTTCACCCTTGCTTTTCCAAATTCGAATTATGCTGTTCATAGTTTTTTCTTTGGTTTTTGATTTCAGCTTTTTCAGTTTCAAGTGTAGCAACTTTTTCTTTTAAGTCTAAAAGTTTATCAAGCTGATCGTACTTGTCTTTTAGAATGCTGTATTGCTGTAATGTTTTTGGTGCACCGATTGTTTCGATCAACCTCTGTAGTCTTGCTATTTTATTTTCCAAAGACCAAGGTTTTACAACAAATGTTCCCAGATTTGGAACTTGTATGTGTGTATGTGTGACTTGCGACATTTGATTATGCACATACTTCCAATATTGCACTATTACAGAATCAACAATTTCTTCGCTTACATTAAGCTTCTGTGCTGTCTTCTTTACTATTTGGTTTCTCTTGGTTGGTCTCAACTGCTAAAAAATTATAGTTTAGTAAAATGTTTCCTTTTTTTGCAACATTTAATCCATCAATAAGTCTAATTACTTTCTTACCCTTACGTGATTTAATCACATAACCTCTCTTTTCAAGACTTACCATTCTGTTTCTTACGTTCTGTGAACGTACTTCTGGTTTTTCTGTATGCTTATATACAATACCTGCAGCACGATCACAGAACAAACGCAGTTCAATTGGACCCCATAAACCTAATAGTGTCAGCAGTTCCAAATCACTAGAAACAATGCTCTCTTTTTTAAAGAACATTACTTCTGTAATGATTTGGTACTTTACCAGATCGTAGTGATCTAGTCTTACCTTTTTTGTTATTTTGTTTACTTCCATTTTGGTTTTATTTCTTAATAATGTCAGTGAGCGAGTTTCACGCTCATCTCCTATAATCCAGTTATATCTGCGGATACAACTGTAACCCTTGCCACCTAAGGGATAGGCGTGCTTTTTTTACGCTTGCACCAACACGACATTGACTATGTTTACTGATTTTTCATAAGGTGGGAGTCCTGACTACCCACAAGTCTAACGCATGTCCCTTTTCACCCATAATCCAAGTAGATGATCAGTCTACCTGTAATGATTAGCTGGATTGACTACCAGCACCTGCTGCGGAGATCAGTATGTATATTCTTCGCAGGACCCCAGAGCTTATTGGTTACGCTACCTTTAAGTTGAGTGGTTTTATCCTCCATGCCTGACAACGTGCGTCCCAGTGCTTTGCAGAACGGTAACACTACATTAACCCCTCTCAAGAGTTTGTTCAGTCACAAATGAAAATCAGATTTCTCAAAGAACGATTTGTTGCGGGGGTGAGATTCGAACTCACGTAGTTTGGCTTATGAGACCAAGCTGGAACCAACTCCAGTCTACCCCGCCTTTAGTTACCAGACAATTGCAATGTCTCTTTCAGCAATCATCAAACGTGTTTCACCTTCTACTTCAATAATCTCAGTATTTTGAAGAATAATTGCAGGGATATACACTTTGTCACCTGGTTTTACCAGTGACACTTCTTCTCCAACAGCATACACTTCAAGAGCTGTCCACTGCTTCATCATGTCTTTCTCAAGCTGAGCCTCTCCTTCAGGAGTTAATACGATCTTAGAGTCCGGTTTTACCGGTTTTTTCAAAAGAATTCTTGTTCCTACTAGTTTCATAATTTATTGGTTTATAATTGTTTAGAGCCACCAGTAGGAATCGAACCCACAACCTACTGAGTACAAATCAGTTGCTCTACCAGATTGAGCTATGGTGGCAAGACCTAATCAGTTTTCTTTCTTTGTTGGTTTTTCTTGTTAGAAAACTTTTCAAAACCACGGTTATCGTAGTTCCTTTCCTCGATGTCTTCAATCCAACGGTTTCGCTTAGGTCCTCCTCGTTCTTTTCTCATACTGTTTCAACTTTGTTAATGGATAAACCCCCCGCAATCAAGCGGAGGGCTTATACCATAGGTTTTCACAGGTATTGGATTTCACTTTTACACTTGCACTTAACGGTCGCGTTTCAGAGTTCTTCCACCTCTCGACGCTGGTTCTTCATTAGGAGTAATATCATCATCCGTTTCACCTTCATCCTGTGAAGCCTGAATAGCATTCATAGTCATCACCGCATTCAAACGCTGTGCGTCAGCAATAGCTGTCTTACTATTCAGATCAGCTAACTGGTAACGCAAACTTGCAAGTTCAATCTGCGACTTATACCATGCTATAATTTCATCTCTTGTGGGTTCTTTGGGAACCTCTTGTTCAATATTTTCTTTTGTATCCATATTCTTGTTGGTTTAAGGTCTACAATACAAATATACTTAGAAAGTTTAAATTCTACAAATTTATTAGTATTTTTGTAGAGGTAGGGTTAAACTTTTGAAGTGTAATATGTCAGAAAAGTACACGTCGAGCTTGAAACTTAAGAAGATACGCGATATCTTACTTAAGAAGAGGTTTAAGTATCTCGATGATACCAAGACGGTAAAGGTCTATAAGAACAAAGAGTATAAGTTGTACAGAATGGATAATGTAGATATTATTACAGACACAAAAGATAACCGTCTAGGTATACTAATACAGGATATATGAAAGTCAGTAGAGAACTAGAATGGGAGGCATTACAAAAGGTTTGCTTACATGCTGAAAAACTAGCTGAGCAAAATGGTCTAACCCCTCAAAATACCGTTGTAGCAATGGTATCACCCGATTACAGTGCAACTGTTGCCATGCATGTTGCGCATCATCTGAGTAAAGATGGTGAAATGCTTGACATTATTCCCGTAGACATACCATATCCAGATCAAGATCCTGCAGAGTTTCAGGACAATTTCACACATGTAGTCTCTCACAAATTTGATAAGTATCAAAACGTCATTCTTGTAGAAGGCGGTGTTATTTCAGGTAAAACATTTGAATTCATAGATGCAGATCTCCGAGATAGGGGTCTGAACGTATTCTCTATTGCATTATTTGAGAATAATCATAGCACTTATTGGTCTGATATTGTGGGTTTCTACTATGACTGGAAAAAAGAACCCTTAGAATTTTATTGGGAAAGAGAAAACAAACATTGGAATTTTTGATATGGAAAAGAAAAAAGCAATATTCAAATTTAACGGTGGCAAAGGAGCTTTGCTTTGCAGTAAATGCAGTAAAATAATTAAAACAGGTAGTACTATGACTGAAGAAGAAATATTAGCAATGAAAGGTAAAGCATCGCTTGAAGCGCAATACTGCGAAGATTGTGGAGGAGTTAAGCCAGACGTTAAAATATTTTATTTAACTCGTGCTGAGGATAACAAGGTTATAGCCGGTTTGAGTTATAAGTTTGTAGAATGGAATGAAAACGGTACAGGTAAGGACTTACATGCTGAACCTCAAGTTGGATTTAGTTTTATCATGGACCCTAATCCTATAGATTTTACTTGGTTGACAACTAAGATTACAGAAATCGTAGAAGACAACGAAAAAGTTCTAAAATTCAAAACACAGAATTCTACATACACTTTAGAAAAATAAAATGATGACTGAAGAACAAATTCTCAAATACGGTGAAATACAGTATTTGAAAGGGAGAATAGATGAGCTTGAAAAAGCTGCGTGTATTGTTATGAGTACACAGTCTATTCGTAGAGTTGATGCAAGACTCGATAAGTATTATCGAAAACTCAAAGAGGTTGATGAGATTTCTTACTATTTACATTTTGTAGAATCCAAAAATGTTCGGCATAGTAAAGAAAAGAGTAAGAGACATGTTCAGGATCTTCTAAAAGAAGTGTTGGAGCATGTTACAGACATTGACCTTAAAATTAAAATTTCAGATCACATTAATAGGATTTCAGGATGAGAGAAGCAAACCGTACCCGTAAAAACGAGATTCGTTATAAAGTAGAATTAAACGAAGAGCAGAAAGAAGTAAAACGTTTAATTAGAGAAAACCAAGTTGTAGTCATTACAGGTAGAGCCGGTTGTGGTAAGTCGCTTGTCTCTGCACAAACTGCTTTAGATTTTCTGTTTAAAAAAGAATCAGAAAAGATTTTAGTTACAAGAGCGACTATTGAGGTAGGTAACTCTCTAGGTTTTCTACCTGGATCTCTTGATGAAAAGTTTAATCCTTATTTAGAAGCCTTTCAGGAGAACCTGCTAAAGTGTTATGATAGAGTAAGGATTGAAGAGCTGATTAAAGATAAGCTCATAGAAGCGATGCCTGTGCAGTTTATTCGCGGAAAGACTATAGATGACGTTCTTGTCGTAGAAGAAGCTCAGAACTTAAATAAACAGCAAATGCTGGCAATTCTTACTCGTCTTGGTAAGACTGGTAAGATCATCATTAACGGTGACAATGAGCAGAAGGATATTAAGGATGAATATAACGGATTAAGCTATGTTATTGAGCTGAGTAAAAAAATTGAAGAAATTAAGTGGATCAAGCTCAAGGTGAATCACAGATCGGATTTAGTTGGTAAAATTTTAGATTATGAGTACAAATGATAAAACTGAGCTAAGACACAAGCTCGCTAAACAAATTGTAGACATCTATCCAAAGATGTTTACATTCTGCGTAAGACTAAACTGCGAACCTGATCCATATGAAACATATGGTACGGGAATGGGTGTTGGTCTTGGATGGTACCCAATTATTAAAAAGCTTGTAGAGACAATCCATGAAAACGATACAATGCTTAATCTTGAACATGGTACTGACCATGTCACAAAAGTAACTCAGATTAAAGAAAAGTTTGGAGGACTGCGCTTTTACGTGACCGGTACCAGTGATAAGAACTGGAAAGCCATCGATGCAGCTGAAGAAGACTCATTCTATACTTGTGAAGAATGTGGTTCTAAACAAGATGTCGGTCGTTGGAATGACGGTTGGGTTTCAACCAAATGTAAAAAATGCGCAACTGAAGAGTTTGAAGAGCGCAAAGCAAAAGGTCAATGGGTAGAAGGCACCACTCTTGACGAAATATTTAAGACTTGGTCAGAGATATCTCAACCCGATGAGCACGAGTAACTAGGTTAGCTGCAAAGACAGCGACCATTTAAACCATGTGAGATCGAGATAGTAGTGGTTAAAACCTACTACTGTTTCGGTCTCTTTCTTTTTTACATATTTGTAGTCTTCTTCGTACCATACAGAAACAGCCGGAAGAATGTAGAACGTATTGTGATTTTCTAGAATAGTGAATCTTTTAAATAGTTTCATTTTCTTTGGTATTAAGTTTTTAATCCATCCACTTACCATGAGTTCTCAAATGCCAAAACCTGTGTTTGAGCACTTCAATAACTAATTGAAAAAAAGAATCTGCTTCATAGCTTCCAGCTGAGCATATTAGTTTGAATTTTGATTTCATTTCTCGTTGGTGTTAAAGGTTTTTTTTGTATTACTGTAATCAGGGTTACCGTAACCAGGGTTACGATAATTCATTTTCCTATAAATTGTTGGATTACTTTGGCAAAAACACTGATGTTTACCTCAAAGCCTTTGTGGTCCATAAAGAACTTGTAGTCATTGGGTACTGACGGGTCACTGTACCTGGTGCCTGTAGCAACACAGACAGCCTCCATCACCTCGTGACAGATAACACTGAATACATAAGAAGGATCAGACTGTAGAGTAGCTGTTCCAATTACAATCTCACTATCGGGGAAACTGAACGACCCACCCGCGTTATTCTTGTCGGTCCTCACCTTAAACGTATGAGATAGAATACTTATCTCCTTAGGGAATACAATCTTCATAGTACTACGTATTTGTCCAGTTTTTTGCATAATAAACTGGACAGGTTTATTGTGCACGCACCAGGACTCGAACCTGGAACCCTCAGCTTAGAAGGCTGATGCTCTATCCGGTTGAGCTATGCGTGCATGTCTACAAATATATAAAAATTCCTTGAAGTTCTACATGTTTCACGTGGAACGTCTACAAAATAACCAACATCTACAAAACTACCCCCATAGTTCCAACAGAGAAATGATACCCCCCGGTACCCAGTCGCATATGGGGGAGAGAGGATGAGGAGGGGTTAATAACAACCCCCCACCCAGCGCGCAAAGAGGTACCCACCCCCGCCTTGATTCAGCATGTAAAGCACGGATTATGTATCACTGGTACATCATTTCGGGAGTCAGTATCCTTGCTAAGTCGCTGCGAGAAGCGTATCGCTACTACAGAGACAACTGCAAGGAGAAAGGTGAGTAGGGATTACTCACGCCCGGCAGCACGACACAGGAGATACTAGACTACACATCTGGTATCTCCTTTATTACCGCTTTATGTGTAATACTCACCATCTCTAACAAGTAACATCAAAACCCTAAATATCATGAGAAATCTCAGAAATGTTGTACTACCTGTACAAGTCGTAGCACTCTTCGTGTTACCCGCAATCATGCTTACCATCATCATGTCCGCAATTGCTATCATGTTCATGGTATTAACGCCTCTTTCCTACTACGATATCACTACCAGTGTACCTGCAGGAATCTTCGGATTCATCGGTTACATCTGCATGGTCGTTGCTGTAGGAAACTTTATGTGGGACGAGTAATAACTCACCACCACATAGAATTACGATATACCCCGTTTCAGTGCTTAACAGAGCGTGCACTGTTACGGGGTTTAAACTTTCTACGCTCTAAAAAATCCCTAAAACCTGCAGGTGTATAGGCAACCTGTATTAAAGTCATGAGTAAATTAATGCTCTCCCCAGAAGTCTCTGACTTCAAAGAAGGTCTGTTCATCTTAACAGACGAGTCTGGTAATGCTGTACGTCGCTACGAAGATGACCCTGAGCAAGGGTTCATTGTCCTCAAGGATGTACAGTTTCGTGAAATCACCTTGCTTACTTCCACACGTCTCCAACTGAAGACACGTCAGGCGCTCTATGCAGGTCCTGTCGATGTGCTTGAGAAGAAGATTGCTATGTGGGAAAAAGCAGGTAAAATCCCAGGACGTATCCAATCACTGGATATCTTGGAAGGTGACCCAATCTTAGACAACCTGAAGAACCTCGACAGGTATGTTAAGCGTGCGGGTGAAGACGGACCAGTGCTTACCAAGGACGGTAAAAAGATTTACCACTTCCGTAAGTACACCGCAAACCCTGACGCTGTCGATATGCTCATCGAGCACGACAACAAAGCGGAAGTCACCACACACCGTGCTGCAGCGCGTCTTGCATCTGCAGACCTTGACGCTTAAGTCATCAATCCTCTGATAAGCAGGGTCATCCTTCGGGGTGACCTTGCTTTATTATTACTCACCATCTTAATATCCTAAAATAAATATCATGCGTATTAACCTCGCTTACTTCGAAACGTTACCTACCCTTGTCAATGGTAAGGTAATCGTACTGAACTGTCCTTACGGTAAACACATTGGTTCCGTTAACGGTAAATCAGTCTCTCTAATCACTGTTGGTAAATACACCACAGTACCTGACGGTGACATTAAAGCAGAGCACTACGACATCCTTCAAACCAGTCAATACACTATACTGGTAAACAGCAAGGACGGGTTCTACTTTAAAGTCGTAAAAGACTATTTGGATAATCAAGAAGTCTCTCACATAAGAGAACTATTATTCAAGTACTCTAATCCCGTAACCTACAGAGTCGGTGACAATGTCCATCTCAAGCATATGAATGGCATCTATAAAATCGACAGCATTCACGGTAGTTTCGTTAGCATCACTTGTCAAAAGTGGCAACGGTATCCTGAACAGTATTCCCGCTATAAGTTCATAACGCTTGACGACATCAAGTGTCTAGCAGGTGGAATACACAACTGGAACCGCTAAACGTTTAACACCTAAGCATGTGTCTAAACTGCTTTACTTTAAAAGAACAAAAACAATACTCACCACCGCAGTAAAGACACTACTGCAGTTTTTTGATCATCAGCATGACATGTCTGATATCCTGCAAATTCCGGTAGTTTTTGGTGGACTACTCGCAACCCTAACTTGCAACAAACAGCATAATCGCTGAAACAAAAACAGTACCCACCACCGCAATTAATCACTAACAAAACAATTTAAAAGTTCAATTATGAGCAAGAACATCAATCCCAATTTGAAGGTAGTCACTGAGTTGACTGCTTATGAGTCTGATCCTAACCAGGGTTGGGTCCGCATGGAAGAAACTTCTTACGTTGATAAGGAGATTTCCCCATTGCGCACTATCGCTGTAGCTGAGAAGCGCAGCTGTCTGTATTCCGGTTCCATGGAAGCATTGCAAGCAAAGCTTGCTGAATGGAAACGTCAGGGTGGTATTCCCGGTCGTATCCGTGTAGTAGAGATGGTAGAGTCTGATGCAAAGCAATTTGTCAAAGACATTACCACTCGTGAACCTAAAAAAGCTGGTGACACTGGTGTTATCTGCTGCTTGGGTGGCGAACCTATCTACCGATTCAGCGCTTATGATGCTACTGGTGAGAAGACAGATACACTGGTTATGCACGATAACGGTGACGCTATCCGAGCAATTAACGCTCAGCGTCGTCTAGAAACTGCTGACCTAGACGCATAAGACGTTATGCGCCTACTATATGGAGCTACAGTAACAGGTTAATCCCTGTTGCTGTACGCTCTGTGTAGTTTTTGTTTGAGTTAAGTTACAATATCCACGATAATAGAATAATTCCAGTGCGTGCGAGAGTGTGCACGATGGTGTGAGAACCACACCCCACACTATTCTTATCGCTTCAAAACTCTGATAAACACTACATTAGTTTCTCAGAACACGGATTAGATAGCTAACTCATTCTTAACGTCCGTATAGGAAGTAGTATATACTCTCTATATGATTAACTATATATTCTTTAATACGTTCTTTCTATCTATAGGGTTTTTTGTTAGGGATTCTCCCTTAGGTAGAGTTGTAACACCGGGGGTTGCATTAGTTGACGGGTGCTTACAGTGTCGCGTCTAGTAACCTTTGGGACCGCAAGGTCTCATAACGCAGGCTAAAATCGGTGTACCATAGAAAATCAATCTGGTCCAGAAGTATGCAGTATAAGTATTCAGGCTTGTAAACCCTGTTTATAAGTGTTAATACTTATGAGTCATCGTGTTGGTAATGATTATCTCTTTCTATGCTGTGGGTTCGAATCCCATCTTGCGTTCTAATTGTATGTGACCACGTAGAGTCTTTATCCACCCGTGATGCAGTAATGTAGGGTGGACATACAATTTTAAAATAAAACCAATCTAATATCTATATCATGAAAAAATCAACTACCCAGAATGTCCAAGACAATGACCGTCTCGCCATTCTATCCGTAACCCTATTTTTAATCGTAGTTATCAGCTGCATCTTAATTGAAAGGTTATGGTAATCAAGTTTAACTTCTACACAGTATTCTTCGGGCTGGTCCTTCTATATGGTGTCTTTCAATACGGAAGAGTCTATGACAAGGACCAACAACCCCAAATTACCGTTGACCAACCACAGTACAATCACATGGTTCAAGTGGATGACTGTACGATAGTCATGGATACCCTGGGAAATATCAATTCCATTTGGTATCAAGACAGACCGTACACCCTCGACACCGCAATCTTAGCTGATCTCTGATATGTTTATCATCGGTATTGTCATCATTATCCTACTTTACGCTATCCTTAAACAGATGCCAAAACAGTAGGTATGTTCGCACTGACGAACATGGTATCACATATGCGTACACATCTATGTAATGTATCTATATACATATATTCGTCCACGCGAACATAGTATGACCGCATACGCGAACATCAATCAACAGAAAAAGTGCTCCATATAAGTGCTTTACATAGCTATTCAATTTAAAAGGGGTTGTATGGAACCCCTTTTTCATTTTTAATCAAAATCCAATGGAAAAATCCCTTAAAAGAATGTGGGTGCTGAGAATTAATGCACTCAACAACGAAACAAAAGAGACTACTACAAACACTTTTGTATTCGAAGACGAACGTACTGCTAAAACATTTGCTATTACCGTCCAATTAGTCATTCATCCTGCGCCAAAATATGATTGCAAGGTTGAATTGACTGAAACAGATGTTGTGACACCAGAGAAGGTTTCCGAACTGCTATCTGATGTAGCTCATCTTGTAGACAAACTTGCAGATAAATTTTAAACCAATCCTTTATTCGTATGAAAAATCAATCAGTTTACCGCTATTGGACCAAACAGGAAGAAAAGACCATCATCAGTTGCATTAAAAACAACCCTGAGAATCTTTCTAAAGCTTTTGCTTGTGCTGCCGAAGTAATCAATCGTAGTACGCAGTCAGTATCTAACAGATACTACACGCACATCCGCAGTAAAAAAGCTATTTTCCAAACATCTTCAAGTAAAAGTGTTTTTGTAAACAGTAAAAATGTTTCACGACGCAAAAATCAAAGCAATGCTAGTCGTGTAGATGTTTTTGCAAGCATGTTTAAAATGCTTACCACAGATGAGAAGGCTCGTGTATTGATGAGTTTACTATAGTAGTTTATTATACGGTGGGTATTACCCTTAAAGAACAGAACATGGTATTTAGGAGTCATTATGTTATTTGCTGTCGCCGTATTTTAAACTTTTAATAATTAAATCCTATGAGTTTATCTTATTCTAACCGCAAAAAATACGTTAGTCTTCTACTTACATACAGAAAGTTTAAAAAGATGTGTAGCTCATGGTTGTTTCCTCCGCATGAAGATCCAATTCATTTTGAAATATGGGTTATTGATCATCTAAATAGGAAGTCAAGCATCTATGCATTTGCTACAATGAAAGAAGCATTAAACTTTGTAAGCTTTGATGATCGTTTAAATACAGACATAGAGTATCTGTTTGTAAGACGTGTTAAACATAAGTGCGATACCCTTCGTCTTAACGTACATCCAGTAAAAAATTCCATCCATAAACCCTACGATCAACTATGCTTAGATCAGAAGCCTACATGATTATGCGTTATGCTGACGCAAGAGAAACAGAAACACACTGGCATACTCCAGAGAATTATGTTCAGTACAAAAATGAAGATGTTGAATACACAACTGACCAAATTGCTGTAGTACAGAATCTTTTTGAAAACACTATCCACATACACCCAATTGAAGGCGGAGTAGCTATGAAAGATATCTTTCTTACTAGCTTTCCTTTAAAAGATGTTTTTTCAGAAGATGAAACTGTTGCAAAAGCAATTGAAAAGTACTATAGACAACGTTTTCACTTCTTTGATTTATTAGATCCAGAAGACACTTATCATCATTTTATTTAAAAAACCATTTTATGGGTAGAATGAAAGAAATCTACGGTGAAATGTTAGAAAAAGGAGAAATATTTCCTACTATAACAGAACCTGTAGTAATGAAAATCTATGCGTCTTTTACTTATAAAGACCAAAATTATCTTGTCATGGGTGACTCTTTTGATGACATCCGTGAGAAAATCGCTTACCGTTTTGGAACAGATACAGATAAAGTAGAAATAACCGAAGAATATTCTAGTAATGACAATGCATTTGGTGCATATGTCATGAAAGTTACATTCATAAACGGTGAATATCTTTTTCCATTTGTATCAGTATCTATTTATACACCAGAAATAATTCTTTACTAATGACAGACTTTTTATTTTATTACGTACTTATTACATACATGATACAGATTGCAATACTTGTTGTTGAGCACAAAGAGCGAGACATTATTAACATGGATATGTTAATGCTAATTCTTGCTCCTTGGAGTATTATCCCTGTAATAGCGTCACACTTGGTCTCATTTCTTGTAGACCTTGAAGGTGTGTTTTTAGAAAAGAAAGATTAGGTGTATAGTTGATAGATGGTTGGTAAGTAAAATTAGGGGTGCTCTCTTGTAGAGCATCCCTTTTTTTATGATTCTAACTGTCTGATTATCAATTATTAAAAACTTTTTGTAGAATAATTCTACAATTTGTATAACTTACTCAAGTTTTTGTACAATTTAATTACCAACCAGCCATGTCAAAAACCATTCATTGCACCGCAAAAGGTATTCTCATACACCACGAGAATCACCACAAATCACATTTTGTTCCCTATGCAGAGGAACTTGATCAAAAGTATTACCAGGACAAAGCAGCAAGAAAATCAATTGTTGCTGAAATGGAAATGCTTCATCTAAATCCTGTTCAAAGTACCATGTACGAACGTCTTGTTAGAGGTTTAGGCTATTTCTCTAAATCAGATATAGCAAATATGCCTCAAAAAACTAAATCTAAAATTGAAGCTGAACACAGTAAAGCTCAATTTTTGGTTAGAAAGCTTCGTGTAGACGCTTACTTTAAAGCAGAAACTAAATTGCTTAACGCAATATTCCCTCATGCTAACATTGGTTCCAAAGTAAGCGATTACTACAATGGAGCTGATGTACCGCGTCATGTCACTAATCAACGACTTGGTATTACCAAAAAGGTAATGATTGAAACATTTATTCAGAATCGTTTACTACCAGTAAACTTTTTTGACATAACTGTTGAAAGTACTGCTTTATCACTTAATGCATAATAATATGGATGCTCAAGAAAAGTTCGCAGGTCTAGACAATGTAGAAATTAGTATGATCTACTATCGATTTTCTCAAGTATTGAAGAAAATTGATAAGAACATTGAACAGGGGATTATTACGAAAACTGTCAATTTACCGGGAAGTGGTGCTCGTATTGAAGCACCGCTCCCGTTGAATGACAGAATGAAGAATGATCTTACTGACTCTATGTTTTACAAAACAGTCCAGTCTATTGTAAATAAGCTGGAACCTATTGTAGAAATTATTGAAGATTACGATTCTTCTATCAAAGAAAAACTTAGTTAAAGCAATGCGTAAGATATCCTATGCTAAAATACCCAATACAGTCGCTTACAATAGCAATATTGATTTAGAAGCTAGGATGCTATACGTAATTCTTTCTTGCTTGCAAGGACCTAATGAGTTCTGTTATCCTTCAATACGTTGGATGTCTGAAAAGTGCAATTGTAAACGCACCAAGATTAGTAGACTTCTTAAAATACTGATAGATAATAATTTAATTGAACGAATGAAAGATCCTGTCGCACGTAAAACAGTTACAAAGGTTTACAAAATCTAACATCCAATATCTATGTCTAAATCACGCGACATTATTAACAAAATTCGTGAACTAATTGATGAAATTCCTGATGGAAGTAATGCTTACATCATCACCGTAGTTCATAATGACACTGATGAAGATTGTCCTTCATTCCTAAAAAGTGGCGGTAATACAGAAAGTCTTGCAAAGCTTTCTGAAGTATTGCAAAGACAAGTAGAGTCTTTAAAAACAAAATTGATTACACAAAGTCTATTTACAGATGCAATGAATCACTTTATGAATGTTTTAGAACCTGAACAAAGAGATATTTTGTTAGAAGGTATGCAAAAACATGCTGATGATGTCATGCGTAAAATCATGTCTGATCTAGGTAATAAACTTGGCGAAGACTCTGACAATGACGATGATGATTCAGATAATAAAAATGATAATTCTTCTGGTAAAGACGACTTAGATAATTACTTAAGAGACATCTTTAATTAAAAGATTATGGGAGTAGATATTTACGGTGTATCACCAAAATTAAATGGTGTTAGACCAGAATTTCCATCTGATGAAGTTTGGGAAACTTTATCTGAAAATGCTCGAAATGAAGTTTTTCAGCAAATTCATGAATTTGAAGAAAATAATCCTGGTTATTATTTCCGTAATAACTGGTGGGCATGGAGACCTATTCAGTATTTAATAGTTGGTTTAAATGATAACTACGGTTTAGGTTTAACTGACGAACAATGTAAACTACTTGGTGAAAACAGTGGTCTTGTTACTGATGATTCAGAAACATGTAATCGTATAGCAAATGCTTTAGAAACAGTTATTGCTGATCTTAAAACTGAAGAAATCGATAAAGTCTCAATGTTATCAGGATCATGGAGTGTTAGTACAATATTTAGTGATGGTCGTATTGGTAGCACATCTGCTAACAAATATGAAATTGATCAACTGAATAATAAATATGGTATTAACCGCTTATCCTTTGAAAAAGAATTCTTTATTGATAGTAAACCTGATATTTTTTACGAACCATCTCATACATGCTCTCTGAAAAATATTGAACGGTTCATTGCGTTCTTACGCAATTGTAATGGATTTAAAATCTATTAAAAAATAACTAACACATGCAACATCATATTTTATTTAAAGCAGAAGCCAGTTCTGGTGGCGTTAATCTCAAAGTTCTAAACTTTCCAGATATTAAAAAACAATTCCCTCATTTTGAAGAAGATACTTTAAAAGTATCTTGCAACTTGGGTAACATTTTACGTTTCCCTGTTCAAACATGGTTTATTTCTACTGTTTCTGAAACCCCTGGTGAAGAGATTAATCAATACCAAGTAGCTGGTGAACATCACATTCACATTGCAGATCAAAAAGCATTGTTTCTGAATGATAATGTATTTGTACTTCCTTCAACTCCGGCAAGCAATCCTACAAGTGCAGAACTTGTATACTTGTTTAACCATATCTTGAAAAGCCAAGATGAATTTAGTGTTCCAGTAGATGAAAAAGTACGCACGCTTGCTGAATTGTATGCACCTTATGGTTATACAATTGATGTAGATGCTATTCTTAATCCTCCAGTACCTGAAACGATTGAAGAAGCAGTAGAAATCGGTGGTTCACTACATGACTTTATTAAGTCTAAGTACCCTGTTCCTGATATTAAAAAAGCAGGATTTTCTATTGACGAAGACATCTGGTATTTGCTAGTTCGTAACGTACTTCGTGGAGAAAATACTCTGATTATCGGACCAACTGGTACTGGTAAAACAGAACTTATCTCTCTATTAGCACAATCTATGGGTTTACCAATGCATACACAAGACATGGGTACAGTTCAAGATGCACAGTCTGCACTTCTTGGTGTACACCGTCTAAATAGTGATGGTAAAAGTGAATTTGATTATGCACCTTTTGTAAATCATATTCAGCAAGAAGGTATTGTTCTCTTGGATGAACTTAACCGTTCACCACTTGCAGCAAACAATATTCTTTTTCCTTGTCTAGATCGTCGTCGTTATCTACCTGTAGATATTGCTGATTCAGATGCTGACCGTCGTATACCTGTTCACGAAAAGACTATCTTTTTTGCAACAGCTAACCTAGGTTCAGAGTATTCTGGTACACAGATGATTGACCGTGCATTGCTTGACCGCTTTTTCCCCATCGAGTTGGATTACCCGATCGAAAAAGAAGAAGTACGTGTTCTTGTAAATCGCACAGGCGTTGATGAGAAAAGTGCAAAAGCTATTGTAAAAGTTGGTAATCAGATTCGTAGGCAGTTTAAAGAACAAGAATTGTCTAATGCTATTTCTGTACGTCACACTTTACAAGCTGCTAATCTTGTTAAAGATGGATTTGCTTTAGAAAAAGCTCTTTCAAGTACTATTATGCCACTCTTTGAAGATGGTATTGGTGCTAGTGAGCGTAGTAAAGTTAAATCAATTATTGCAGCGTTCTAAATTGTTTAATTATGGGTTTCAGAGATTGGTTTAACCGAAAAGAAGAGAATAATTACTCTTATTATGACAGTTCCCGCAGATTAATATCTTGGGATACAGGTTACAAAAACTATTCTGACTTCCTTGTTGACTCTAAGCGTGGTAAAAAAGGTATTCAAGATGTTGCAAGTATTTTGAATTCTATGTTGCGTGTTATGGGTGTCTCAAAAGACACCCATTTCACCGGCAAATTAGATGGTAGTAGTAGAAAACTACAGCTTCCTATTAACTTACTACGAAATAAAGAAACTGGGAATCTTGACATTACTGGTGAACGTGTAGATGCTTTTTATGGTAAAAGTGTCTTAAATGCGTCATTACAGGGTATGACAAGTACTGACAAACTGCAATACGTAAACGCTGTTGCAAAAGCAAAAAAGAATGGTGATTTACAATCAATGATCCGTGTTCTTTTAGATGACGAACGTATTCATAGAGAGCTGTCTGAAAATTATCCGGGGTACAGCAAGTTTGCTCAAAAGTATAAAGAACATATATATGAAGGTGCTGAAAGTTGGTTAGCTAAACCGGCGTCTACAGAACTTGAAGAAGTTGTTCAGCTTTTGACAATGCTTATTCGTTATCCTAAAGATGTTCCATCTGAACTTTTAGAAAAATATTCAAAACTTGTAGATTATTTGCAAAGAATATTTAACAAGTTTGACGGTATTCCTAAAACAGCAGAAGAAACTGATAAACTTACTAAAGCTATCTACAATACTGTAATCAAATATGTAGATGAATCTACACCTCCTCCTTCGACATCTCCTGATGATAAAGGTGAGAGTGAAGACGATTCTTCAGATGATGGTGATGGTAGTGATGAATCAGATTCAGAAGACGGTAAAGATCCTTCAGATAAACGCAAAGAAACAAGACGTCGTAGAACTTCTTTAAGTAAAGATTTTGCATCTGCTGTTAAAGATGTTTATTCAGAACTTGTTGAAGAATCAACAACAACTGAAGAAGATCATAAAAACGAAGAAGTAGCTAAAACTATTACTGATGAGATAAAAAAAGCGGAAGACGCAAGTAAATTTATGAGTCCAAAAGATGATAAAGAACTTGAAAAATCCGGTATACATTTTATTGTACCTGAAGGTGATGCTAAACAGTATAACAGCATCAAATCTAGAGTTGATATGACAAAGGCTCAGGTACTTAAAAAGTTGCTTTCTCGTAAAAGTAAAGATTATGACTTTACTTTAAAATCTATGCGTTCAGGTCGTCTTGACACTAATAAAATTGCTGAAGCTGTTCAGCATGTTCCTACTATCTATGAAAGAATAGGACATGTTAAAACAGACAAAATTTGTATTGGTGTACTCATTGATGAGTCTGGTTCTATGTGTGGTAGCGAAATTGAAAAAGCAAAAGAAGCTGCTGTGTTTATTAACGAAGCATTGGGTAAACTACCTGATGTAGAACTTTTTATTTACGGGCATTCTGCTGATCAAAAAAGTCATCGCAGTACAGAAATCTATACTTATCGTGAACCTGGTAAATCATTATCTCCACATGCATTAGGTAGCTGTCGTGCTAGATGTGAAAATCGTGATGGTGTTGCTATTTTAGAAACTGCAAAGCGTATAAGAAAATTCACAAATAACAACGGTGTATTATTTGTTTTATCAGATGGTGCACCTGCTGCTTCTGGATATGGTGGTGGATTTGGTATTCGAGATACTAAAGAGAAAGTTAACCAGGTTGAAAAGACTATGGGCTTTCAGGTAATTCAAATTGCTATAAACAATCATGTACCTTCTGAAGAAATGTTTAATCATTTTGTTAAAATGACTGACATCAAAAGATTACCTATTGATATGGTAAATTATCTGTCTAAACATATTAATCGTTTGGTTAAAGAAAAGTACACAATGTAATTAAACCCCGGATGTAAAAGTCCGGGGTTATAATTTTTAAAACTATGCCATACAATCAATTTCTTGGTGTTGCTGGAGTAGACTCTGGACAACTCCTTATTTGCGATCCCTGCTACATTGATAGCGAATGGGAAAAAGAAGACTTTTTAGACATCCGATTCTACAAACATAAAACATCGGGTGAAACTTTGCAGTACAGAGTAGATTTTAGAAACTACGAAGAACCTATTGCTAAGTATGATAACAAAACTATGAATCAACTTTTAGAAACATCTGAATGGGAACAGCAGGATGCTTTTGAAGTGGAAAATGAGTTTAGTTATAATGCATGTGCAAAAAATACTTTGTCAGAAGATGGTTTCGGACAATTGAACTACAAACTAGGTCATCCTGGTGTAGGAGTTGTATTTAGCACAACTATAGGTGATGGAATGTATCCTGTATTTGGAAGTTTTAATGATGACGGAACTTTATTAAGTGTTACTATTAAAATTACTGAAGATTATGACGAATCCGAAGAATTTTGATATTAATCGTCAACTGGTTTATAATGCTGTTCGATGCTTAAACTGTAATGAAGTATTAGTTTCTTATCACCGTCATGATTATAAAACATGCAAATGTGAAAATCATAGCATGGTTGACGGTGGTAATGATTATCAACGTTATGGTGGTGTTGATTTAGAAAAGGTAGAAACTATATTTTATTTTGCTGATGATGATTTTGAAATTGTCAGAAAACACGCTCAGCGTGGTGGTCGAGGTAAAGATGGTACGCAACCTTTAAAATGGGTTCCTATTTGTGAAATGAATGACAATTGGTTAAACGCTGTATTAGACTATGGTGGTGCTGAATGGCATTTAGATCTTATTAAAAAAGAAATCCAATACCGAAAAGATCACAATATAACTATCAAAGAAGATGAATAAAACCAACATTAACATCGACAAAAGACCTTATGGTCAAACAACTTATCACTCTGGTACATATGTTATTGGAGGTATTTTATGGGAAGACGAATATCAACCAGATGAAGTATTTCCATTTACGGTAGAGATTCATCATGACTTAGATAATTCTCTATTTGAAGTAGGTAAAATAGAATGGCAGGACGGAATTAAACCTGCTAACTATGAAACTATACAAGAAACTATTGTAAATAATCTTTACAACCAGCAAAAAACAGTTTTATGAAAACATTGGAGAGGAAGTCTATGTTAATTCGTGAGAGCGGAAGAAGCACAGACTTCATCTCTCCGAGTTTTGGACACGGTTGTTTATTCAACTGTACGTATTGCTATATGAAACGTCATAAACCAGAAGGTTTAGATGTAGCTAAAAATACAGGTGATATTCTTACAGCAATCAACAATCATGCTTGGTTTGCTAGTGTAGATAAACCTAATCAAACACATAAGGAGTATATCACATACGATATCTCTTGTAATGAAGACTTTGCTCTTCATTTAAAGTATCATAACTGGTTAAAAATATTTGATTTTTTTAAAGATCATCCGAGAGCTATGGGTTCTTTTGCTACAAAGTATGTAAACAAAGAACTTCTTGACTATAACTCTGAAGAAAAAATAAGAATCAGATTTAGTCTTATACCTCAAAAATATGCTGACCAGTTAGAACCAAACACTTCTAAAATAATTGATAGAATAAGAGCTATTAATGAATTTATAGAAGCTGGATACGATGTACATATAAACTTTAGTCCTGTTATTGTAACTGATGATTGGCTTTATCAATACAGACTTTTATTTGAAGGAGTAGATGCTTTAGTAGATATAAAGTATAAAGATAAAGTCAAAGCAGAAGTAATTTTTCTTACTCATAATACGAATAAGCATCATTACAATGTACAACATCAACTTACAGGTGAAGACCTTATATGGAATCCTAGTATTCAAGAAGATAAAGTTTCCCAATATGGTGGAACTAATCTCAGGTATAAATACAATTTAAAATCCAGGTATATTGATGAGTTTATAAAACTACACGATGAAATAATACCTTGGAATACAATAAGATATATTTTCTAATCATGAGTCATCCATTACATCACAGTATTAGCTCAGTTAAAAAATATGGTGGAAGTATAGAAGACTATCTACCAATACATAACTGGTTTGATGAGACTAAAGCTCATTATCCAGATATGAGACACCGTGCTTTACGTCATCACTCAGAAGGTATATTCTGGTGCGAAGAAAAGTTTGGTGTTTATATTACTAATTCAGATGGTAAAATGGTACCTGTACGTGCTATCGGTGAACAGCATTGTATGGAAGACATTGGTTTTATACCTACAATTAAAGACTATTTAGATAATATGTCTCAAATAGGTTGGATGTATAAACCCGGTGAAGGTCGTAAAATGTTAAAAACAATTACAGAAGAAAAATTAGATTATGTCAGCAACTGAAAAAAATTTTAAAATCTCAGATGTAATGACTTGGTTAGATGAAAAATCATCTCAAGGTCATGAAATTGAACTCTGCTGGGAAGGCGGTGGAGACAGTGGTTGGGTTTATTTCCAAATAGATGGAGAACAAGCTAATTCAGAACCAATCATTGACTGGTTAGTAGATAAAATGTATAGCATTTTAGATTATGGTTCATGGGCTGGTGAATTTTCAGCAAATGGTACTGCGATATATGATCCTGCAACTAAGTGCTTTGAAGGAACTGATTACTATTCTGAAGATGAAACTATGAGTTTTGATTGTAATTTTTCAATTAACATCCCTAAAAAGTTAGCATTTGAAGAATTAATTATTGAAGTTCAAGGTTCATTCGATGAAGGTCTTCCAGAAGTTGTTCCATCATATGTGATCAGGAATGGTTTTACTACTAAAGAGTATGACAATTTTGAAAACAAATTGACGCAAGAGTTACCTAATATACTAGAAAACAATCTTAATTCAGGTGATTATGATCCTGATGATATGCGGTATTGGAACACTACACTAAACATTGATCCAAAAGAATGTACTGTTAGTGAAGACAATCAGTTTATTGTTTACAATAATAAATATGTTGAGATTTCAGTAACTAGCACTGATGAAAAAGGTATTGTATTAGATTTAAACGATTATACAGATGACGACTGTGAATAATTTAGAACAACACAACTTTATTGTAGAAAATGTACCGGGCTTTTCATTTATGACTGCAGCTCGTGCATGGAAAACTAAATATGAAGATTATGCCGAGTTTCAAAATACTGTAATTACTAATGAATCTTACAATGAACTTGCAGAAGTTATGCATGAAATGTGGGATTCATTACCTGTATTAACAGTAGCTGAAGCTTTACAAGAATCTAACACTGAAAAACGTAGGGTTTATTTCAACGCTATAGGTGTTATTAAACTATTTAAAGAACTTGAACCTGAACTTCTTGATCGTCAAGAAATTGAAAAAGAAAGACAGCGTTGGGATTTAGATAATGCTCCTTATACTCATAAGTTTAAAGACATATACGAGCTTTACAGAATTCCTGCTGAAAAACTTTATGCAGGTGCTCAGTCTCGATTTGGTAGAACTAGTTTAGAAAATTCTAATGATGCTTTTGCAGTTCGCTGCTGGTGCACTACAACTAATCGTGAATATTGGTTGTATGTTCCAAGAGAAGCTGCATTGGGATCAGAGTGGTGGAGAAAAGAAGATACTAAACCAGATGCTATTAGAGCTATTGCATGGACTATTCGAGTAGATCACAATAATCTTGAAAGAATTTACCGACAAGGTGATATAATTGTTGTGAAGCTATCAGATAAGTCAGAAAAGGTCCGACCTTATCATCTTTCAAAAGAAGATTATCTCTCATTAATGTATTCAGAAACTTGATAATTATGGAAGAACTTATTCCCGAACATATAATTGTTCCTGTCTATTATTTTATCGATGAAGATGGTAAAGCTCATTTCGATATAGATGAAATGAGTGATTACTTTGCTAACGAAATTGATAAACTTGAAAAAATCAATAATTAATGGTACAAAAATTTCAATTTATGAAACAATCTAAAAATTATCAGTCTTCAGCAAAACGTATTGTTTTGGGTGAAGGTGAAGTTGTAGGTCACAAGCACGTACTGGAATCACTAAAAGCGATTTCATTTACAGAAAACGGTGAAACTGAGTCATGGAATAGTATTCCATCAATTGATTTCTTGCTTGAAGGTACTGGTGTTCTTACTCATGATGAGCATGATCGAATGGTATTTGAAAGTGGTAACTATGTTAGTTACAATCAAGTAGAATTTAACCCTTTTGACCAAACTATTTCTAGAGTATTTGATTGATTAAAAAGGGGTGGTGTAAAAGCCACCCCAATTTTAAACTATGTTTGAAATTGTTAAACTATCTAAAAAGCTTACACCGCAAGAAATGGCAGATGATTACATAATCCGACACGGTGAAGCAGCATATGCTCAATTTGCAACTGTTGTTAACTTCCTAGAAGTTAGTCAAGCAACAAGCATGGAATATTTCTATGAGGTAAAAAACATCATAAAAGAGCGACAAAGTTCTCCAAATAGAGTATATTTGTAGACCTTAATAATCTTTTTTGTGAAAAAATCACAATAATCATGATATATAGTAATCATACTCCAAAACCTACTGAAATAACTATTAGTCATCACGGTACAAAAGTTACTGTAGAACTACCCTGGGATTCTAGTTTAGATGAAGTCTATAACGCGCTTCGTGGTCTTTTAATCACAGTCGGATGGTCTGATTCACAAGTTGATAGTGAAATCTTGTCTCAAGCTGAATATGTAAATGAGAAAATTTCATATAAAGAAGGTGAAGATTTACTAAACAATGAAGAAGCTTCTGACGATAATGATTAAAGTTTAATTTTTTTTCAATAATTGTACTAATAGTACATAATTCAGCAAAAATTTAAACCAATAATGTTAAGTAATACTAACTGTCATCACTGTATTCATTCTAAAAAGAATACAGAATACAATTCCGCACATATACATTGTAAACTTTACTGGTCGTATTATAAAAAACAGAAATACTCACATCCTAAAGCAGGGGAACATGCTATAAAAAATGGATGGTGGGATTTTCCATACGACTATGATCCTATTTGGATGGAAAACGATTGTAATCATTTTGAAGAAAAACCTAAAACAAATATTTAAGTCATGAGTATCCGTGTTGCATGTAAAAAACTTCACCCTGATGCTGTTATTCCTCAATACGCAAAAGCGGGTGATGCTGGACTAGATTTAGTAGCAACTAAAATTATAAATCAAGACAACCAGCAAGTTACATATGGTACAGATTTAGCTGTAGAAATACCTGAAGGTTATGTTGGTTTAATCTTTCCTCGAAGCTCTATACGTAAGTATGAGTTATCTCTTAGTAACTCTGTAGGAGTTATTGATAGTGGATACCGTGGGGAGATTCAAGCAACCTTTAACACCAGATTTTATGGTGAAATTGTATACAAAAAAGGTGACAAAATTGCTCAGCTTGTAATTATTCCTTATCCCCAAATTCTAATGTATGAATCAGATGAACTCTCAGAATCAGAACGGGGAACAGGTGGTTTCGGATCAACTGGTAACTAAAGAATATACTGGACAGATAGAGATAAGAGACCTTAATATGGCTCTCTATCTCTATACTTTCCGGTACGGTAAACAGTTAATACAGGATCTTTATGTAGTTCTATCAAAGAAATTACATTGGGATAAACCAGACATTCTTGCAAGAATGATATTCTGCAGAATGGTACCACCTGAAGAACTATATTCTGATACAGGCTTTGGAATAAGCTTGGTAAGCTATTTAAATGTAGATGTTAAAATAGTAATTAATTGTGAGCTTCAGATAGTAAGTGTATTCTCTAAAGGGAATAAAGCACCTGTATGGTCAGGAACTTTTCAAAAGTTTATTGATGAGTATACATTCCCTGAAGCTAAATTAGATTTGTAAAATATCAGTGATTACATATCTTCGGTGAAATAATAAGTGACCACACTTGTGATTTTGTGAGATAGTAAACTGATTTTTAACATATTACCGTCGCGGGTTCGAGTCCCGTCCGGTCCGCAAAGTATTGTAAATCAATACATTGCAGTTAAAAAATGTCACAAATATTTAAAAAATTGTGACATCAGGTGTAAATATCAGTGTAAAAAACTGGTGTGATAAAAGTGGTCACGTATAAGTAAGTCACTAATACTTACACATATGCAGATCACTTTTATCACAAGGCACCAAAGCAAAAAGTCGGGTCTTTCAACCTTGTATGCAAGAATCAGTTTTAGCTCAGAAATTGTAGAAATTAAACTACTATTAAAAGCAGGTCCTAACTGGAAAACAGATATAGGAATTAACACTTATTTGAATAAAGTCAGAGAAGAGTTAAATGCTATTTATTATCAAATGAGCTTAAAGTCTTTACAGATTTCTCCAAAACTTATTAAAAGCGAGTTTGCTAAAAAGACTAAAGTTTATAGTCTATTTGAAGTCTATGACACTTTTGTTACTAAAATTATTGATTCCAGAATTAAACAGAATGAAATAACTCAGGTGGTAAAAAACAAATACACCTATACTAGAAATCATTTGCAAGATTTTATAGAATGTAATTTTAGAACAAGTGATATTCCTATCAAGAATATATCACCCCTATTTGTGTCAGATTTTGAAATATTTTTAAGACAGTTTTGTAACCATAACTCAGCTCTCAAACACTTACACAGGTTAAAATCTGTTGTAATGTATTCTATCAACATTATTAAGTGTTTAGATACAAATCCGTTTGAGCAAAAAATATTAAAATTTCAGAAGAATAACCCTGTACATCTTACAATAGATGAGATTAATAAAATAAAAAATAAAAACTTATCTGATAGACTTGACAAAGTAAGAGATGTTTTTTTATTTCAATGTTATACAGGACTATCTTATAGTGATATTAAATCATTAACTATAGATAACATTGATCTTGATAAAAAGATTATTAGAAAATATAGGGTTAAAACAAATGTAGAAAGCGTAATCTTTTTGCTAGAACCTGCCTGGAAAATACTTAATAAGTATGATTACAAGCTGCCAATACCTACTAACCAGAAAATGAATGCTTATCTAAAAGAGATAAGTACTATTTGTTATATATCAAAATCCTTAACTACTCATACTGCACGACATAGTTTTGCAACATTGTCGTTATCCAATGAAATACCAATTAATGTTGTGTCAAAAATGATGGGACATACATCTATCAAATACACAGAACATTATGCAAAGACTTTAGATAATGATATTATAAAACATAACGAAAAAATGTCTAATCTATTTTCTGACAAATTTGGTTTAAACTAAACAATTGTCTAAATTGTGTACAATTTGGATAACTAAAATGTATTTACTTATGGCGAAAAAAAAGTTAAGTGAACAGCAATTGCACAAGATGGAATCTTTGCTAAGAGAAGGTAAAACACCAGAAGATTTATCCAACTATTTTGGAATAGCAATCAGTTCTATTCACAATTATAAGCGTATGCTTAAAGAAAAAGGTATTGAGTTACCTAATATTCGTGGTCAAAGACCTAAAGGTATTGAAATACCTAGCGAATCTATTCAAAGCTTATCAGATCATGATAAAAACTCTATTCTATTACAGAGTTATATTCATCTTATAGTCAACCGCACCGATTTTTATGTGAAAGCAAGTGCAAAAACTATCAAAGTTGATGAAAATCAAATAAGTGTTGACTTTTAAACAATATAAAAATCTAAAGGAAACCGGTCAAATTACTGACCGGTTTTTTTATTAGCGATATATTCCGTTTTTTGTAGAACTTAATGTATATTTGTTCTACAATATGGTTAACTTAGCTGTCATAATTCTGAGAATCATGATAGTGAGTTTACCTAATGGTAAAGTCGTTGAAATGAGTTTAGAGCAGTATCTCAGAATGACCGATGAAGATTTTCAATTCATGGTAGCTCAAAACTGGGGAGAGGAAGTTAACAATCCTTTTCATGGTTCTGTACTAGAAGATGGCGAATTCGCTGAAATTCCAATTCCTGAAACATTTGCTGAAGAAATTAGAATTGAAGATGAGTTCGAAGATCTTACCGACATCGATCCTTCTGAAAAACTCTCTGATGACGATTTCATTGACGATAACCTGGAAATATAATAAGCTAAAAATAAAAGCTTAACAATCAATGAAAACATTGATCAGGAACTCTTGTCTATGATTCAACCTAAATTAAAAACTTGTGCTGGCTGCGGTGAACAAAAAGTTATATGGAAAAACTTTGAAGGAGATAAGTACTGCAAAGATTGTTGGTACCGTAAAGAAACTCCTAAGTTCCCTGCAAAGAGCAATATTAAATCTGTTTCAGATAAACGTAAACCCCTCGATGATTTATATAGTGTTTTACGAAGAAAATTCTTATCCGAACCCGGAAGACAATGCTGTGCTGCTAAATTATCAGGTTGTCAGGGATGCGGACCAGAAATTCTTACAATACACCATAAACGGGGACGAGGAAAATATTACCTCGACACATCTACCTGGGTTCAGTTATGTCTCAACTGTCACAAATGGGTAGAAGAGCATCCAAAAGAAGCAAAAGAATTAAACCTTTCCGAATCTAGAGTATAACAATTAATTTTTAAATCAAAACTATGAGAACATTTGTAGGTTATTATTGCCTTGGTGCAACATCTAAAGAAGATGCACTTGCAGAAAAAGGATTCTGTTTGTGGTATGAAGTAAAACCAAACAGTCTTCGTCGCTTTTTAATGTTGAAATTACTTGGATTTTTCTGGGTTGACAAAACTAGAACTGTTGGTGGTAATCAAGAGTCTAATGAAAAGTCTCAGAAAAATCTGCAAACTAATCCTGGACCTAAAAAACAACGTGGTCCACGTAAACAACCTGTAGCTCTTGCACAAACTCCAGTAGAAGAAGTTCAAGATGCTCCTGTAATTAAAAGAACTCCCCGACAACCAATCAGATAATGAATAATCGCGAGACCATCCAGCAACAGGCTTTAGAATCTGTTGCTGGTAAAACTCGCAGCGGTCTTGGAATTTCTATGGGTGTAGGTAAAACTCTCATAGGATTAAAACATATGAATGACTTGTATGTCAATCATGGATTGCGCAAATTCTTAGTTGTAGCACCCAAAAAGTCTATTTTTACGACTTGGGTTGATGACGCTAAGAAGTTTGCGCTTTTTCATTTAGAAGACTGTATGGAGTTTACTACATACTTAAGTCTTACTAAAAAAGATCACGCTGCGTATGATGCTATTTATCTAGACGAATGTCACAGTCTACTTTATTCTCATGAGTTGTGGTTAGCAACTTTTGGTGGAATAATTTTAGGACTGACGGGTACACCTCCTCGTTTTAAAAACAGCGAGAAAGGGTACATGGTAGACCGCTTCTGCCCTATTGTATATACTTATATTACTGACGATGCTGTTGAAGACGGTATTTTAAATGACTATCGGATTATAATTCATCCTATTGAGCTTTCTGATAGAAAAGATTATCTCGTTAAGACAACAAAAAAAGAATTTTACTCAAGCGAGAAAGCTAATTATGCTTACTGGTGCGAGAGAGTTCACAATGCTGTTGGTCCAAAAGATGAGCAGATTACAAGAATAATGAGAATGACTTCACTAATGGGGTATCCTGGTAAGATGCGTTATGCTAAAAGACTTCTTCAAACTATTGAAGGTAAGTGTTTAGTTTTCTGTAACACACAAGCTCAAGCGGATAGTATTTTACCAAACAGTTATCATAGTAATAACCAATACAGTGAAGAAAATCTTATTGCATTTAAAACCGGTGAGATTGACAGATTAAGTTGTGTTCTTTCTCTTAACGAAGGTGTTAATATACCTGAACTACGATCATGTATTATTATGCATGCTTATAGTAATGAGAGAAAAAGTACACAAAGAATAGGTCGACTATTACGTCTTAGTCCAGATGAAACAGCAACAATACATATTCTTATGTATAAGAATACAATTGATGAAACCTGGGTTAACAAAGCATTAGAAGACTTAGATCCTACAAAAATCCAAATCTTAGAAAATACTTATGCATAACGAAATAATTCGATTTGCTATAAAAGAAGGACAGCTTGTACCAGCTAACTCTGTTGAGGAAGCAAAGTACAAGCTGTTCCTTAAAACGCTTCATGAAGGTGATACTATTGAAGCATTTATGAACTTGCATAAAGCAGATAAAACTTTAAGTCAAGTTGCATATGCACATGTCCTTATCCGTGAACTTGCCAACTACACAGGTCATTCATTTGAGGAAATGAAAGCACATGTAAAAGAAAAAACAGGATTGTATATAAAAACTCATGAAGGAAGAACTACTTATAAAAGTCTAGCAGACTGCTCTAAAGGAGAACTTTCTAATGTAATTGAAACCTGTTTACAAATTGGTAATGATATTGGATGCTACTTACGCTAAATCTTCGTCGGTAGCATCTCGTACAAAACCTTTTTCTTTTGCTAGTTTTTCAAACTCGTAGACAAAAATCAAACATGTTTCATAATGCTGTACCCAAGGAGTACTAATCTTTTGATTTTGGATTTCTTGATGCGCATTATTAATAATTTCCGCATCCAATTGACCTTCTTTCATAGCATTTTGATTGACAATAAACTCTGTCAAAGCAACCATGCGCGACTGAAAGCCGGCAGATATCTCCATAGATACAATAGCTGAGCTATCAATTACTTGAATTTTTTCCTCTTTTGGGTTTTGAGGTGTGGTTGTTTTCATACATGTTTTTTATAAGTTCTACAAATGTAGCAATAAACGTATATAATATCAACTTATTATACAGAATTATAAAAATGGCAACAACAAAACCAAACTGTGAAGAGATAGCTGAAAAGCTTTCTCAGAAACTTAAACAATCTGGCTGGTCAGACATACTAAAAAGCTTTCTGGTCAGCAATGAATTCAAAAATATTTTCTGCACTCTTGAACAAACTGTTCAGGATGGTAACAGATTTACGCCACCATTAAAGGATGTTTTTCGTGCTTTTGAAGAGTGTCCTTATGACAAACTAAGGGTTGTCATTGTAGGTCAAGATCCGTACCCACAAATCGGTGTAGCTGATGGAATAGCTTTTTCTTGTTCTAAAACAGGGAAACCTGAAGCATCTTTGAGGTATATACAAGAAGCTATACAACGCACTGTATATCAAGATACTAAGATTGAACAATCACCAGATTTAGCTAGATGGTCTAACCAAGGTGTTTTAATGTTGAACACAGCTCTTACAACAGAAGTTGGTAAGATAGGTCGACACTACGACATTTGGTATCCCTTCATTGTATTTCTCATAGATATACTTAACCACAAACGTAATGATATTACGTGGATATTTATGGGGAAAAAAGCGGCAGAATTCGGGGATTTTCTCTTGTTTAATCCGAATAAACTATTTTGTTCCCATCCAGCTAGTGCTGCTTACGCTAAACAGCAGCAATGGGATTGCTCAGACGTATTCAACAAATGTAATCAATTACAAGAATCATCAGGACTACCACCAATAACCTGGTAATATTTTAGAGAATTTCTTGTTGTAGTTCTACATTTTGTATATCTTAGCAGTCCATTTACTATCCATGAATAAACCAACATCGCTTCCTAGTGCATATAAACACATTAGTGTAGGATATGCGGAAGCACTCGATCACATTTATAAAAGAAAGATCGGTGAAGTACGATCTCTAGTAACCCCATGGAAAAGATTTAACAATGCCATCATGGGAGGACTTGATTGGAACACAATCAACGTCATTGCAGGAAGACCAGGTTCAGGTAAAACCCTGATGTCTTCAATTATTTCACGTCAAGCATTTAATCTTAATCCTAAAGACAAGATTGCTGTATTAGACTTTCAATTTGAGATGCTTACAAGAACTAGTGCTCAACGAGAACTCGCTGGTGCATTAAGTAAAAGTATGCATGAATTGAATAGTGTGGGTTACGCTTTGTCTGATGCAGATTTTGAAGCAGCTCGTAGATATGTCGCATCTATTCCAAAAGATTTACCAATTTATTCTGTTGAAAAACCACAGACAGTAGCTGGTATCAAGGAAGCAGTGCGTATATATGCTGAACATATGCCAGATAGAAAAATAATTATAACCTTAGACCATACTCTTCTTGTAAAAGGAAGTTCTGAAGAACGTTCTGTTACAGATAAACTGTATGGATTAGGTGAAGCTCTTACCGAACTAAAACGAACTTATAACTGCATGTTTATTGTCCTTACTCAGATGAATAGGGATATTGAAGGTGTAGAACGAAGAAAACCTCGAAGTGCTGGAAACTTTCCAACACCTAGTGATGTGTTTGGTTCAGATGCTTTACTGCAACATGCAGACACCTTAATTGCAATTAACAGACCTGCAGATTTCAACATATTTGAATATGGCGCACCTGGTTTTGTTATTCATGACAAAAACGTAATGGCTGTGCATATATTAAAATCACGTAACTCTGAAACAGGTATGCTTTGGTTTTTAGGTGAGTTTAAAAAAATGAACTTACTAGAACTAGAAGAAACACACCCTTATTACCCCGTATCCACAGTACCAATTAAAAAGTAAAGTATGTATTCAACACCATTATCTGAAGAAAAACCTACTTACACAAAACCAGATTCTGAAGTAAGAATCGAAAAAACGAAAGCAATTAAAGATTTTTGGAAGGAAGCTTTAGTTGCTACTACATTCAAAGGAATGTATGTTGTCCCAAAAGTATTATACAAACCTTCCGGTAAAAGCTATGATGTAATTAGCTGTTATGCAACCGAGCTATCTAAAGGTGATATGCTTGTAGAGTACGTCAATTTTCAATATGACGTAATTGATGAAGATAGGACACTATACTTGCTAAGGTATAATCCAAACTTCGAGAGTGAATATGAAGATCGTGGTAATGGTAGTTTTACCATTAAAGCGGAAAAATTACAGAAAGTTGTAAGCTACAATGATTTACGTAGTGCTTCTACTGAAAGAACAGAAGAAGAAGTTGCAACTTTTTTAGAACAAGGTGAGCAAGAGGATGCTAATTTTAACAAGCTTACTGTACGTGACTTGTATGCAATTATCCAAAACAAACCTGTTTCTAACAAACCTTGGTTAAATAAGGTCATTTTGAAAAACAAATAGTATGACAGCAACGACAGAAGCAAAAAGACCAGCAGCTGTTTCTGCGCCGGGAATTGTACTCCCGACAAAGAAATCACCAGCACTAACTAAAAGTCCTAAGACACTTGTGATTTTTAGTAAACCAAAAGTTGGTAAGACAAGCTTGCTTGCAGGACTTGAGAACTGTTTAATTCTCGACTTAGAGAATGGAACAGATTACTTAGAAGCTATGAAGCTAAAAGTAAGTTCTGCGCAAGACATCAAACCAATTGTATCAGCAATTATTGAAGCGGGTAAACCGTACAAATACATTGCTATTGACACAATCACAGCACTAGAAGACATGTGTATTCCGGTAGCTGAGCGATTGTACAGTGATTCACCAATGGGTAAAAATTGGTTTACAGAAGGAAAACCAAAATATGGTTCTATTCTAAACCTACCCAATGGTGCAGGATATCCCTGGTTGCGTGAAGCATTTACCAGAGCTATTGAACTCATCCGTCACGCTGCGGATAATATCATTCTAATAGGTCATATTAAAGACACTCTATTAGAAAAAAATGGAGCTGAATTTTCAGCACTAGACTTAGACTTAACAGGAAAATTGAAACGCATCACAACATCAAATGCTGATGCAATAGGTTACCTGTATCGTAAAGGAGACAAAAACTTTTTAAGTTTCAAAACAACAGATGAAATCAGTTGTGGTGCTCGACCTGAGCATTTGCGTAACAAAGAGTTTGTAATCTCTGAAGTAACAGATAGTGGGCTTGTCACTCACTGGAACGAAATATACATCGACTAAACTAAACATTTAACTTTAAATAATAAAAACCATGAATTTCAGAATTGACGATTTTGACGTAAACAAAGATCTCAACCAGTCAGGTGGAAACAGTAATTCACCACTTCTTGAACCAGGTACTCACCAAGTTCGTTTGGTAGACATGTACTTGAAAACACCAGGTTATGATGCAAAAAAGGAAAAGTATGAACTTATCCTAGTTCTAGAAGGACCTAATATGGGACCTGATTTTAAAGGATGGTTGAAAGATCCTATGAATCCTAGTCGTGGAAGCTTTGAAGGTAAAAGTGCAAATGTCAAGCATGACTTCTGGGCATTTAGTACATACACCAATAAGCGTGGTGAAAATGTAGATCGTGACCAACAGATTTTCCGTTGGGTAAATTCGTTTGCATTTTACATTGGTAAAATGGAAGCATTGCGTGCAGCAAATATTGATGAAGCTACTATTGAAGACTATGTAGCAGCAGCAAAAAATGTTTTAGCTGATGTAAATCACTGGTTCTACGCAACAGTTGCTGGACAGCAGTACAAGAACAAAAATGGTTATGACGCATTTACATTGTTCTTTCCTAAACCTACTAAGCTTCAGCAACCTTATGCATACTCACCTGATGGTGACATGCCTGGAAATATTCTTGCGTTTAATCCTGAAGAACACATTACTGTTAAAAAAGAGCGTGAAGCTGAACCATTGTCTGATGGTTTTAGCGTAAATGGTAGTTATGCACCAGCAAATGGTTTTAACGACTTGTCACTCTAATTTTTAACTGATAGTAAAATGGGGTGTAGTTAACGCTGCACCCCATTATTTTATAATTGTATGTTCAGGGTTCGAGATTATGTCCACGATTTTACAGAAGTACCTTCCACATGGATCTTTGAGTACTATCTCAATTTATCTCAACAACTGCACGGACAAACAGTCTTAATACGCAGTGTGTTTAACAGTAAGGACAAAAATCCTTCGCTGTCTATTTATTACAATCGTCACCTCCAACAGTACAGGTTCAAATGTTTTTCGACAGGTATAGGAGGTTCGGCGATCGACCTTATGCAACACTTATGGAAGGTTGATTTTCATACTGCAACTAAAAAGATAATTGACGACTATGTTCAATTTATTAACAGCGGTAAGAGTTTCAATCGAACTATTTATGAAGGTGCTACATGGAGAGTCAAGGATTACACACCTCGAATCTGGAATACAAACGACGCTAAATACTGGACACCTTTCAATATTGACAGTAAACTTTTAGAAAAATACAATGTGGTTCCTTTGGACAACTATGTAATGTTTCGTAAAAAAGGTTCTGAATGTCAAGATGATGAGTCCTTTATCACTAAAAGTGAATACATATATGGTTTCTTTAACCGAGATGGTAAATTGTATAAAATTTATCGACCGTTAGATAAAGAACGCAAATTCTTAAAGATTGGAAACTACTTACAGGGATTGGACCAGTTAGAAATGCTGGATTACCTTGTAATAGTTTCCTCTCTTAAGGATATAATGTGTATGAAATCTTTAGGTTTTAAGGTAGATTTAGTTGCGCCAGATAGTGAAAACTCGACATTGTCAGAACAGCAAATAGATGAATTCAAAGCAAACTATAAAGCTGTTATAACTCTATTTGACAATGATGATGCAGGTATTAAAAACATGAAGAAATACGAGGAGTTGTATAAACTCCCCTTTGTGTATTTACCTATGAGTAAAGATGTAAGTGACTCTGTAAAGCAGTTCGGTAAAGAGAAAGTTCTATATGAACTTGCACCAAGGTTGCAACGAGCGATTGAAAAATATGAAGAATATCATCCTGAAAATACGTGAGTTCTACAAAATAAGTTAAATTTGTAGAAATCCGTATCCTATGTTGATATTCATACCAGGTGCTGTACCCTCGTCCAAAAACAGCAGAATCCGTACAAAGTCAGGTTTATTCATTGCATCTAAAGCAACACAAACCTGGAGAAAAAATACAATGCAATACTGGAGTCTGTATCGAAAAGCTTTTGTAGAACAGTGTATTGGCAAGTCTCAACCTTTCTTTATTGGTTTTCATTTTGTACGGGGTACTAAACACCGTTGGGATTTTATCAATCCTTGTCAAACTATTCAAGATGAAATGACCCATCATGGGTGGTTAACAGATGACTCTGTTGACGAAATGTTACCCCTACCCTTAAAAGTAGACGGTAATTACTGGTCTTACGATAAGAACCATGCGGGTGTATATATAAAAGTATTATCTACACCTGAAGAAGCAAATTTTAATTTTTCAAAGACCGCAGTACATGTATAAATTTAATTCAGACGCAATCGACGCAGGCACTAGACTTAGACTTGAAGAAGAATTTTTTTCAAATAGGTTTACATTGTCATATAGCGGATTAAACAGATTGCTTTATTCCCCGCAGTTATTCTACAACGACTATGTGCTTAAAGGTAAGCAGGAGTCTGTTGACAAATATTTGGTTGAAGGTAAGTTGATTCATTGTCTATTACTTACACCACATGAATTTGACAAACAATTTGCTATTACACCGAAGGATCTTCCATCAGATAGCGCAAAAGCATTATTGCACACTTTGTTTAATCATCACTCTGAGCTTTCAAAAACAGAGGATTATGATGGTCGTACACAATTGGAAGAATACGGTAACGCAGTATTAGATATTCTTACAGATATGAATCTTCATCAGTCGCTTAAAACTGATGCTCAAAGGTTAGAGAAAATCATTATTGATAAGAATATTGAGTATTGGAATTACCTGCTTAATGCTGATGGTAGAAGCATTGTTGATGACAATCAAATGGAATTTGCTAAACAAGTTGTAGAAACTATTAAAGCAAAATCTAGGATTAATCAATTGATGGGACTTACCGTAGATCCTTTTGATAAAGTTCAGGTCCTGAACGAGTTTTATGTACATCTACCAGCTGAACATTTACCTTTTGATCTTAAAGGGTTTATTGACAACTTGGTTATTGATCATAATGCTAAAATTATCAGGATTAATGATTTGAAAAAGTCTTCAAAAGATATTCAAAACTTCAAAGATTCGATTGATTACTATCGTTATGACTTGCAAGCAGCAATGTATTATACATTGATTGTCAATACATTAGCTAAAGAGTATGGTTACGATGTAGAGTTTCGATTTATTGTAGTAGACTCTTTGATGCAAGTAGCTCCTTATAAGGTTTCAGCAAAGACTATGGAGGAATGGGTCAATAATCTCAACACTAAATTGGAAGAAGCATCTTACCATTTTGAGAAAAGAGATTTCGATCTCCCTTATCTATTTGCAGTAAACCAAGAAGTAGAGCTATGATTCAAGATCTGTATAAGACTTATTTTCAAAAATCCAAGGTATTTCTATATCCTCTCATAGGGATAAGTAGAAAGGCAGCTTACCGTCCCAGCAATACTTATATTGCTTGGGATGGTAGGTTCACACCTGAAGACTGCAAACTAATTGCAGTTTACAAGGTTGACGATTCTGATGAGTGGAAGCAGTTCCATTTAAATATTCTGCTGAAGAATAGGATGTTTAATTCATTCTATACTTCCAAGGATTTGACTGAGAATATCTATGTATTTGATCTGTTTTATCATAAAGCTGATTATAAGCATATTATAAGAGGTCAATACTCTAAAATACAATCACATCCTAGAGGTTTAATTCTTAACCATTTCGGACATAATACACCTGAGTGGGCATATGTAGAAAGTTTCTTAATTCCTAAGAAGCACTTCAAACAATATGCTGAAATGCTAGGTGTCGATCAAGAAGATCTAGAATCTGTAGGTGAATTGTGTTCACCACCAGATTTAGAAAAAGAAACTTTATCTCTAGAAACAGTTGATTATTTTGGAGAACTTGTCAAAGAAATTTAATTTTGTAGAACTCATAAAAAAACCAATGTCATGGCAGAAAAATCAATGCTTGTAACAACTATGGAATGGAACGGTACACCGACATTCCGAATGATTCCTATTAACATCGACTGTCCTTATGTAGATGTAATTTTTGATCCTCGTGAAAAAACTCTTGCTGTTATCAGTTCAAGTGTTAAAGAAAAACCTCAAATGTTACCTAAGCTAAACGACAAGGGACAATTGATGCAATTACGTGGTAATGATTACGCTCAAGAACGTCGTATCATGGAAGCTTATTATGAATACTATATCCAAGATTTGACGGATATTGAAACTTTTGTAAAGCACTTTGCTGTAAACTCAGATCACCCAGTGATTAAAACAGCAATCGAAACAGATTATAATAAGTGATTACAATAGTTTCATCCCGTGTCTATGAATCGTACATTTTGGATAATGGACTATGAAACAATAGTAAATTGTTTTATAGCTGTTTTTGAAGCGTATGACCGGGATGAACGTAAAGTATTTGTAATTAATCGTGACAGAAATGACGCTGTTGCATTTATCAAATTTCTTGATGAATGTATTGTAAGTGACAGCTGGCACTTTGGTTACAATAATATTGCTTTTGACGCCCAGATTACGCAGTATATACTGGTAAACCGTGAAGCTATACTAAAAGGTAGTAGTGATGAAGTCACTATGATGATCGCTCAGTATGCCGGAACGGTAATTAATAAATCTAGGAACAATGAGTTCCATGATTTTAGAGAAGAAGACTTTTCTATCAAAGTGATTGACATTTTTAAACTCAATCACTGGGATAATCCTGCTAAAAGATCAAGCTTAAAGTGGATACAATACTCTTTAGATTGGAATAATGTACAAGAAATGCCGCATAAACACACTAATCCTGTGTTAACGAATGAAGTACTAAACGATCTGATAGGATATTGTATTAACGACGTTGCTTCTACTAAAAACATTTTTCATTACAAAGATGAGAAAGGTGTAGAAGTAATGAAAGAGCAAATACGACTGCGTTCTGAACTCAGTAAGCAGTATGGTATAAATCTTTACAGTGCTTCTGAGCCACGCATAAGTAAAGAAATGTTCTTACACTTTTTGAGCGAGCGTCTAAATCAGGATAAACGCACCATTAGAGGATATCGAACTAGCAGAAATAAGATTCAGATAAGTGATGTTCTATTACCATACATTGATTTCCATACGCCGGAATTCAAAGCTATGTTCAACTGGTTTAAAAACCTTTCAATAGAAATCAGAGAAGAAAACACTTCTGACACAGAGAATAAAGGTCCTAAATATACAATGCACTATAAAGGTGTAGAAACTGTATATGGTTTAGGTGGATTACATGGTTGTGCTAAACCAGGTATTTACGAAGCCAAAGACGATATGATTCTTGTGACAGCAGATGTTACATCTTTTTATCCGAATCTAGCTATACGCAACAAGTGGAGTCCTGCTCACATTAAAAATGATGTATTCTGTGAGCTTTATGAATGGTTCTTTGAAGAGCGTAAAAAGTATCCTAAAGGTTCTACTCTCAATTATCTTTTTAAGATTATTCTAAACTCAACGTATGGTCTAAGTAAGAATGTTTATTCATTCTTGTATGATCCTATGTTTACATTTAGAATTACAATCAACGGACAGTTATTGTTAAGCATGCTTTACGAAATGGTAATCACAAGAATACCTAACGCTGAAGCTATCATGCAAAACACAGATGGTTGTGAATTTATTATTCCCAAAGAATACAGAGGTATGTTTGAAAACATCTGTAAAGAATGGGAACAAATGACCAATCTAGAACTTGAACTTGACGAGTACAAAAAGATGATTATATCAGATGTAAACAATTACATCGCGATGTACAAAAAAGAGGGTAAAGAACCAAAGTGTAAAGGACGTTTTGAGTTTTCAAATCTAGCACTGCATAAAAACAAATCATACCAGGTTGTCCCTAAAGCTTTGTATGCATACTTTGTTAACGGTATTGATCCTAAAGAATACATAGAATCTAATCGTAACATTTATGATTATTGTGCAGGTGCAAAAATTAAAGGTGACTGGCATTTCGTAGAGCGAAAAGTCATTGACGGATGCTACATAGAAAATCAATTGCAAAATCTTGTGAGATATTATATCAGCAAGCATGGAGTAAAGATTATTAAATGCAGCTCTGACGGTAGAGAAATACAATTAGAAAGTGGTAAATGGTTACAATCTATTTTCAACGTATTTGACTCTAAAGCTTGGAATGACTATGATATTGATGAGTCATTCTATTTAGATAAAATCTATCGTGAAATAGCAAAGATTGAAGAATCTAATCCATTAGTAAATTCTAACAAACAACTTACTTTATTCTAGTATGAAAAGAACAGTAAACGGATTCGACGCATATAATCGAATCATTACAGCAAGTACCCCAGAGCGTACAGATAGCTATACGCCTATCATGCATTCCAATGTCATTAGTCAAGTACGAAAAGAAATTGGAAAAGCAGGTTTTATGATTACTGCGGAAGATTACCGCAGTACCAATAACGGTCAAGTCGCTATTGGTAATTACAGGATTAACTATAAGTCAGATCCTGATATTGAACTAACAGCTTCCTTTATGAATTCTTACAACAAACAGTTTGCATTTAGATTTACAATCGGTGCAATGGTTCGTGTATGCTTGAATGGAATGTTTGTAAGTGACGGTAAATTTGGTTTCTTCAAGCGTGTTCATAAAGGTGACGCCGACATCTTGTCAACATCAATTATTAGTGACTATCTCAAATCAGCTGATGATTATTGGGGAACATTAGTAGGTGCTAAAGATGAGTTGAAAACTAAATCATTAAGTAAGTCTGACCAGTATAACATTCTTGGTCAACTATTCTTTGATGATAAGCTTTTGACTACTCTTCAGATGAACATTATCAAAAAAGAATTAGAAAATCCTTCTTTTGAGTATGGTGTTGACAATAGTTCTGCATGGGCTTTATATAATCACGTAACTCTAGCATTAAAAGAATCACATCCAGCTAACTGGATGGATGATCATTATGCTATACATGATCGCTTTGCAGAGTATTTAGACTTAGGAACTCATCGTACAAAATACATGGCAGAACTTACTGAAAAAGGTAAGACTGAACTTGTATTTGCTGATGAAACTGATGTTGTTAGTGAAGAAGAAATACCAGTTGAAACAGCTGGTTTCTTTTTATAAATAATTAGAGGGGTCCTAGTGACCCCTCATTATTTTTTTTTTCATCATGAAAGACGTAATTATTGAAACTATTGAATCATTCTTCTCAAAGAAGAGAAACTATTCCTCATTTTATGTCATACGTAGGTATCTAAAAATGAAGTACAGAATTTATGTTTCTAAATCTGTTTTACTATCAAGATTTAAATCTTATAAAAAATCATGAAAACACCTCACATTATAGGCATTTCAGGTAAAATTGGAACAGGTAAAGACACTGTTGCAAAGCTTATAAATATTATTTGTAAGTATCCTGATTTTTCAGATGCCACAGTAGAACATTTTTATCATAATGGTAAATTTATTTCAAATACCTGGGACGTAAAAAAGTTTGCAGGTAAATTAAAACATATAGCATCTATACTGACAGGAATACCTGAGTATAAATTTGAAGATCAAGAATTCAAAAAAGCTCTTCTTGGTCCTGAGTGGGGTAATACATCTACAAATACACCACTTAATAGCATTGAACCATTTAAAGATATTGAGTTTAATAATTTAATGAGTGTGCGAGAGTTTTTACAAAAGCTTGGTACAGAAGCTATGCGTAAGGGTCTACACGACAATACTTGGGTTAATGCATTATTTGCTTCTTATTATTCTGGATCTAGATGGGTTATTACAGATGTCAGGTTTGAAAATGAGGCTGATGCTATACGTTCTAGAAAAGGATTACTTATCAGAATGGTAAGAGAAAACGCTGAAATAAAATCTGATCACCCTTCTGAAACTGGTTTAGATAAATATGAATTTGATGTATACCTCATCAATAATGGCACACTTCAAGATCTTATACCTAAAGTTCGTGAGCTTGTCAATCTATATGAATTAAACAGTAATTACGAAGAGTTTCAGTCACATAACGAAGGTTTCTTTTAATAACATATCCTATGGAAAACAAGACTTATTATGTAATGGGTGGAGAAAATGAACATGATATAGAGTATATCATAGAAGTACCACACGATGAGGATGTTATAATCATGAAATATTCAGATTCTGTAACATGGTCTCAGCATGTCAGAAATCAAAAAATCATGGAAGTTTTGAATTCAGGAGACGGATACAGAATTAATTGGACAACCAAACCCGGTAAGGTTTTAGACTATGCACAAATCGCTGAGTTAACTATTATGCTAGATTTTCTAAACCGTTTTGATTATTCACCGATGAAGTACAAAATATTAGAAGCTGTAAAAGAAAAAACCCCTCGTAATTGAGGGGTTTTCTTCTTATATAGTGAACATAAACTATAGAGACTTAAGCATCTCTATAAGTTTAGGATGAGGGTAAATATCCACCTTATCTTTTCTTACAGAATTATGAGTATATACTCCAGGTTCACCTTTTAAAGCTCGTGGTGTAATGTCCCAAATATCTTCGTTATATTCTAAAGGAATTCCATATTTCTCTTTCCAAAGCAGCAAGAGTTCTTTTGTCGATTCTATTTGAGCATCAGTGTAATTATGAAAATATTTGTATCCTTTAAAAGGTTTTTCCAGTTCACATACTTGATCTGCAGGTACTTCTCTGTTGACATAGTTATAAAACTTACCGTCTTTTAAAGTTAATTGTCCCCAGCAGCAGATTTCAATACCAATAGAAATCTTATCAAGACTCTGATAAGGTACTTTATGTTTGGTAAAGATATCCTGTTTCAAACCTAGGTGATACGCCCAGTACTTAGATGAAAATCCTTGGACAATTTGACCATCAATAGTAGCTGTACCCTTACCAGAAATAGAAACACAAGTAGCAATACGTTCAGTATTTGCAGCCCATCCTTTAAATACCTGTTCAGCATTTGCATTACCTGCTGTATGGTGTAAATAGATTTGTTTTTTAGGGAATACATCCTGCATGTACTGACTTGCAGGAAAAGCTATTTGTTTAATGTTCATTTCTTAGATAATTTGAGTTTCCACTGCGTACCAATTCCGAAAAAAGGACCTTGATTCGGAATGATCATTCCATTTACATAATAAACTTTGTCAGATTTTGTCTTCAAATACAAATTCAATTCAGCACCCACTGTATTTAGTTCGGTATTTGTAAAGATTCCACCCCCTACATACACCTGGTTACGGTTTTTGACCACAGTTGTTGTCTCTTTTACAATAGGTAACCTGTACTTATAGTTGTATATTCTATTCTTTAGCTCATTAAACTGTACAGAATCAACAACAAAGACGTAACCTAAAGAGTCAAGCTTTAGTGTATCAGCGTAAATATTGATTGCAGTATATTCCTTAACCAAATTCTGAAACTGTTTTTTTAATACAGCATAATTTGTATCAGGTATGTATTTAATTTCTCCAGGTAAATAAGTTGTATCTCTAATTATCCTGGGAACTTTACGAACAATCAACGAGTCTTTAGTAATGTATACAGTATCTCTTTTTACTGTAACCTGACCGGGTTCTGTAATCGTACTTGGACCAGAACATGATCTTTGTAGTAGTATAATCAATACTAAGACTCCTATAATAATTAAATAAAATCTATTCATTTGGTTTTCAATAAGTTATCAAACATCTGGGTCCTGCTTTTCTTCTTCTTTCTTTGCAGGTCTTTTAATCACTTGACCCAGAGTACCGATACCAAGTGAGGCAGCACATAGTATCAAGAATCCATCAAATACATATTGATGAATGTTTAATGTTTTACCTATAAGACCTGTAATCAAGTCAGCTATCAATATGATTAAGCAAGCAACAAGAGAAACAAGACCCACGAATGTTTTTTCGCTGATCTCATTATCATCTCTAATTAGCTTTTTAAAAAACTCTATCATAAAAATTATTTTCTCTTGTAATCAATGTCGTTTTCAGGCTTAATATAATAAGTCTGTTCTCTTTCTTGAGATTGCGAAGGCAACTCTGAAGAAGCGGGCTTACTTGTAGTAAACACATAGTTCTTTAGCATCGATACATCTGATTCCAGTTGCTCGATTTTAACTCTGTCCGCACTCTGATTTGTCAGAAGCAATTTTACGTCAGCTCGCATTTCGGTAATATCCCTCCACAACAGGATACCGACAAGTCCGATAAGCATAGGACTTGCCCACTCTTTGACAGTGCTGATAACTTTTTCTTTGTCTTGCATGGTAGTATGATCAAAATAGATTGTAAAAAGTTTTTGATAATTCTACCACCTCCCTCATATAAAATATACCCAATAGTTTCGAGTTCTCCAAGAAATTCACTTACTTTGTAGAACTCATTAATGAATATTTAATCAATATGATTTCAAAGTACTGTAAACTAGAAGTTTGTGTGAATTGCATGAATTTTTCCAAAAATTTCATGCACTCTAAGACCAGACTTCCTGTAGAACTTTGTAAATTATATATGTAACTCCTCATTATTTACTGACCATTCATGTCCTTCATTTTTCGGGATATGGGAGGTCTTTTTGTCTCTATATGCAACACTAACAAAACATAGAATATGGGAATTTTTGACAAACGTATCGCATTTAAACCTTACGAACACCCTGAGATTATGAAATACAGGGATGCCATCAAGCATAGTCGCTGGGACGTTGAAGAATTCAACTTTGACAGTGATGCTTATGATTTTAAACACAAGCTTTCTAACGCAGAAAAGGAAGCTATTAAAAGAACTCTTCTCGCTATTTCGCAAATTGAGATCAGTGTCAAAACATTCTGGGCTAAATTAGGAGAACACATTCCTAAACCAGAATTCAATGCTGTAGGTATTACGTTTGCTGAAAACGAAGTAGTACACTCTGAAGCATACTCTAAGCTTTTAGAAGTACTTGGATTTAACAGTGAGTTTGATTTACTACTTCAGAACCCTGTTATAGGTGGACGTGTAGAGTATCTTACCAAGTATCTTAAAAACAGTGGAGACAATGCAAAGCAGGTATATACCCTGAATCTTGCTTTGTTCTCAATGTTTATTGAGAACGTATCTCTTTTCAGCCAATTTGCTATTGTAAAATCATTTATTGAAAAGAAAAATCTTTTAAAAGAGGTTGACACAGTAATTGAAGCTACGATGAAAGAAGAAATTATCCATGCTCAGTTAGGTATGCATGTCATTAACCTTATAAAAAAAGAGTACCCAGAATGGTTTGACCAGGATTTTTATGAAAAAATCTATAGAGCATGCAAAAAAGCTTTTGATGCTGAGGTTAAAATCATTGACTGGATATTCGAAGAAGGTGAAATTGACACTGTATCTAAAGAAGCTGTAATTGAATTTATTAAGAATAGATTTAATAGCTCACTTACTGCTATAGGAGGTGAGGAACTATTCGAAATAAACGAAACAGTTTTATCTGAACTATACTGGATGGTTGAAGCTATCTATGGATATGTTCGCAACGATTTCTTCAATACACAAGGAACAAACTACACTAAATTTCAAAAATCAATAACAAGTAAAGATCTTTTTTAATATGGCGAAAATGGACTGGTATACTCCCCTTAGTGAGGAGTTCATGGGAAGAGGTTATTTTCATAACGATAGTACTATTAACGATAGAATAGACTCAATTGCTAAACTTGTAGGTGATACTTTTAAAGATGAAGAAATCGCTTTTAAAGTAAAAGAGTATATAGAGAATGGTTATTATGTATTACCATCCCCTGTATGGAGTAATGTCGGAACCGGTCGTGGTTCCGGTATCTCTTGCTTTAATACACACGTAAGTGACAGCATTGAATCTATCATTCGAGGTAATGCTGAAGTAGGAATGCTTTGTAAAATTGGAGGTGGTACATCCGGTTATTTTGGTGAAATCAGACCTGCGGGGAGTAAGATTTCTACAGGTGGTGAAACCTACGGTGCTGTGCATTTTATGCAGATGTTTGACACTACCAAAAACGTAATCTCTCAGAACAATGTTCGTCGAGGTGAATTTGCTGCTTACCTGGATATTACTCATGGTGATATCAAAGATTTCTTGAGAATCAATGCTGAAGGTCATAAGCTCCAGCGCTTCCCTTTCGGTGTTTGTGTTTCTGACAAATGGTTGGAAGACATGAAAGCTGGTGATATGGATAAGCGTGAACTATGGGCTATGGTTATTGACTCAAGAAACCGTACAGGATTTCCATATATCTTTTATACAGACAACGTAAACAACAATACTGTTGATGTATATAAAGACACAGAAGCAAGGATTAATTCTTCAAATATGTGTACAGAAATTCTTCTACCTTCTACTGAAGAAGAATCATTTGTATGTGATTTGGTTGGTATGAACCTGGTTAAGTTTGATGAATGGAAAGATACCGACGCTGTAAGAATTGCAGTATATATTGCTGATGCTGTGCTGCAGGAGTTTATTAATCGTTATCGTGAGACACCATTTATTTCCAGAGCTATTAAGTTTGCTGAAAGACACCGTGCTATTGGTATTGGTGCATCAGGATATCACTCTTACTTGCAAAGTAAGATGATTCCTTTTGAGTCTTTGACTGCAAAGTTCACTAATACTTTGATTTTCAAAACAATTCAAGAACAAGCTTGGGAAGCATCTCGTGAGATGGCTAAGAAATATGGTAAACCTGAAGCACTTGCTTCTGATAAATACGATAGACGTCATACAACGCTTACAGCTGTTGCACCAAACACGTCTTCGTCATTTATTATGGGTCAACAATCTCAGTCAATTGAACCATATACTTCTAATTACTACATCAAAAAGACTGCTAAAGTCAAGCATGCTGTAAAAAATCCTTACTTAAAAGAGCTTCTTGCTAGTATGGGTAAGGATACCATGGAGGTATGGGAGTCAATTCTACAAAGATCTGGTAGTGTTCAACACTTACCGTTCTTGTCAGAAGATGAGAAACTTGTATTTAGAACCTTTATGGAAATATCTCAGATGGAGATTGTTATCCAGGCAGGTCAAAGACAAAAGTTTATTGATCAAGGTCAGTCACTGAATCTAATGATTCATCCTGCAACACCGACTAGAGATGTTAATACACTTCTTCTTAAAGCTCACGAGCTTGGAGTAAAAACATTGTATTATCAGTTAGGTCAAAATGCTGCTCAAGAATTTGCAAGAGATATTCTTTCTTGTGAGTCATGCGCAGGATAAAATAATGAAGCTTGGGGTCGTAATTTGCGACCTCAAGTTTTTTATTATAAAAACCAACCATCCTTATGAATAGCAAAAACCAAGTCGAACTTATCGGTTATTATGGTTCCGATCTCACACATGCACAATCAGCATGGACCTCAACAGTAAGAGATCTTACCGAAGAAAAATTAAATCGCATTGAAAAGCTACTTACAATGCTTGCATCAGAAGGTCATTTTACACCTTTTGAAAAATCTAGTTTACACTTTTTAGTTACCGTTGATCAAGCTACTCACATTCATTTACTAAAACATCGCATAGGTGTAAGTATAAATGGTGAAAGCGCACGATACAAAGAACTAAAAGAAGACAAAGCGTATATTCCTGATGACTGGAATGAACGCTGGTCCATCGCACTACGTAACTTTACAGATAGTGCTAACAATCTCTATCATCAATGCTTAGAGGAACTTACACCTTATCTTGGAAGAAAACGAGCTAAAGAGTCTGCACGATTCTTTAAGACATTTAATTCCCAAATTACAATGGATGTAATGTTCAACTGGAGAAGCTTTTATCATTTTCTAAAACTTCGTGATTCAGAACATGCTCAGAAAGAGGTTCGTGAATTAGCGCAGCAGATGCTGCACAAAATTAAAGAAATAGAAGGTAATCCATTTGAATTAACTATTAAAGCTTTTAAACTATAACGAAATGGTACTACAAGAAAAGTTATTCAATCACCTGTTTAAATCAGGTATTACACCAAATGCGTGGTGTGTATTATATTCTATTTATAAAAGTATTTCGTATCGAGCATATCTTCCTGATATGGCTGAGTATAGTAAACTAGTAGATGCAGGATTCATTCGTCAGATAGAAATCCGTGACGAAGACAATTTTGTACAAGCAAGAAAGTTTGAATTAACTTCTAAAGGTTTAGCGTTTATTGAAGAAATGGAAACAATTCTGAGCGCAAAACTTAAAAAACAAGCGCTTAATACTTCTCAAAAAGAAGAATGGGCGCAAAAGATATCAGAATTTCAACAGAAGTTTCCTAAAGGTGGGGGTTATAGAGGTAATGCGCGTGATGTAATGCAGCGATTTGTTTGGTTTTTTAGTGAGTATCCAGAGTTTAACTGGGATACTGTAATGAAAGCAACAGATCTGTATATCAGTGAGACAAACCCTGCTTATTTAAAGTATTGTCAGTATTTCATTAGTAAATCTGATGCACACAAAATTGTTACTTCAGTTCTTGCAAATTATTGTCAACGAATACTTGATGGTGATGAAAGCACTGAAGCAAAACAATTTGCTGTAACTGTATTTTGATGCTCATGTTTTGTTAGAAAGTAGTGGAATAAAAAAACCCCGGCAGCATCACCGGGGTTTTCCACTTACTAACACATCTACTATGAATCAACCGAACAACTTGAACAGAACTTGAAAGTTCGCTTCAGTTTCAATATTCTTGAAATCGTCGATACTAAGTTTTACGTGTTCAATTTCTCTTTCGGTACGCATAAGCTCATCCATTTGCTTACGGAACTCAACGATGTTTGGGTTCACTTGTCCATCAATTTCATTTTTGATCTCAAATGATCCTTCTTCAGTTTCTGTTCCTAAAGACTTGATAAGTTCATTACGCTGCTCACCAATATACTTTTTATCCTCTTGTAGAGTTGTCAAAAGTTTTGTGAGATAATACTTTGTAGAAATTGAAAGCTTGTGTTGCAGCAATCCTTTTGAAACAATTCCTGTTTCGTTTGCTACACCACCAATTTCTGCTTCCAGGAAGAGAATCTCTTCCAGAGTTAGACTGGTTTTTACTGTTTCCATATACGTATTTTGGATTTGTTAACGGTACAAATATAAGAAAGTTCTACAATTTAACGACCTTGACCGCGATAATTTTTTTCTTTACGGTTGTGTTTATTGTAACTCTTAGCATGACTCCCAAGCTTTCTTTTACCGAAAGTCTGCTTTACACCTTTAGAACCCCCTGCTGAAGATTTCTTTGCTGCCATCTTAGCAATCAACTACATTCTCTGCTCCGAAAAGCTCAGCGAGTTTCTCCTTAAGCTTGCCGTAAGCAAATTCAAAAATATCCACATCTTCTGCTGCAGAAAGATCAGGAACAACCTTATCAGTAGTAACCTCAACATCTTTCTCTACCAACTCAGTAACCGTTCTAGTTACAGTGTTTGTGGTAGGTTCACCACCCTCTTCTGCTGGAGGAACAGTGATTTCCTCAGTAATCTGCTTTTCTTCAGGAACCATACGCTTTTCAGTAGTAGTCACACTAATCGTCTTTTTCATAGGAACGATAAGGGTGTCACCAATTTGAGCATTTCTTGCAGATCCTGAAACCACAACAGACGGTCCATCTGCAGAAGCTGCAGGAACATCTGACTGTGACTGGAACAACTGTAAACCGAAGTAAGCACTGCCGGTTTTGTTAATTTGATACGTACTAATACGTACATAAGCTTCGCTTGTAATACCCTGATCGGTACCAATTTGAGCTGTAATTTTTAGTGCCATTTTTTATAAAGTTTTTAGGTAAGTTCTACATATTTAATATACAAAAATTCAATAAACTCTCCAAGTTTAAATCTGCTAATTCCTTAAAATTCACTTGAACTAGCACCACATCCTCCTAAACAAGGACTGTACTGATGATCAAGATTAGAATAACCTGCTGCAAAATTTACACAACAGTCAATAGGTTGACCAGCATATCTAGCATATCCTGAAACTGACACGCCGTCACAAGTATATCCTTCGTAATAACCAGCTGCTTGGGCAAATGCTGTAAAGCATGTTTCAGTAGGTGCACCACATCCACAGTTAGGTGAATTTGATTGTACAAGTACCGCATAAACATTACAACTAGCATCATAATATCTTTCATAATAATCACAACCGCTACAATATGTAGACGCTAAAGTACCGCTTGCAGGACAAGTTGTTACAGTAACTACATTACTATAACTAGAATACTGACCAGTTCCTCCACAAACAATTCTAGCTCTAAAGAGATAGGTTGTTGAAGGAGATAAACTATAAACATATTTAGTTGTCACACAACCCTGATTAGCTTCTTGAGTCCATGTTTGTCCTCCATTGGAACTGTATTGCACCTCCATTGCGTTACAGTTGGAATGACTTATGTAAAGAATAGCACTAGTGCTTGTTCTGTCAGTTCCGGTAATAGTAGGAGCATTACACCCTGCTGCTGAGTGGTTATAGCAGTGCCATTCACTCATTGCTGCTGGATTAGAAGGGTTGGGTCTTGATGCAGAATTAGAATTAATTGCACCATAATCACCATTCTCAGCTGCATCAAGAGAGATTGTTGCAGAAGCAGATCTGTTTAACTCAGAATTAATCTGAGACATTTTAATTTCTCCTGAACAAGGTAACGCCATAGCTTATACTAACTTAGATTTAAGTTGATCAATTTCTTTTTGTTGCTCTTTGATTGCTTCAATCAGAAGACCTACTATGTTACCGTATTTTACACCATACTCATCAACATCAGCAGCATAAGTTACAGCTTCAGGTAGTATTTCATTTACTTCTTGAGCAATTACACCAACCTGTCTTCCTTTTTCTGACTCATCAATTTTTGTATAGAATACGCCACGCATTGATTTAACTTTTTCAAGAGCATCTTCAATTGTTACAATATCTGTTTTCTTTCTTCTATCAGAGTAAGCAACAATGTCTCCTGTTGCATAAAGACTTCCTGTAACATATACTTTGTAAGAACTAGAAGTAGTAGAATCACCTAATGCCAAAGAGTTATTTCCTCTATGCCAGTACCACGCCCATCTATCGTGTGTTAAAAGACCACCATTACCACTTTCATGCATGTAGTAGTGATTGAAACCAGATGGATCTTGTAAGTTTATACCTCCCCAACCATTTCTACTACCTGTAATTTTCCAAGCACCGTATGAATTATCATTAGCGTAAAAATGAGCACTATTTGTAGGATTATAATGTCCTTGATGACCTGTAGTTCTTAACCAACCATTTGCGTATACTTCTTGGAAAGTTGGTGAAGCATTGACTGTGACTGCTTGGTTCATGTGGTATCCGTCAACTGTATCAGCATTACCAGCACTGTCTGCGTATGGTCTATATGAATCTGAGTATATTCTAGACCATCCTGACCAAGAAGAACCATCATTTGCATATCTATGATAAAGACCTGCAGAACCACCAAAACCAAGTTGTTGTTGTCTGTGAGAACCTGCAAATCCATACCAAGGTACAACTGTTAATATAGATACCCAGTAGTCAGAACCTGACATACCCACGGTATCTTTGTCATTAAAATGCCAGCTATTTGCTAATCCATGCCATGAGTCGGGACTTCTATTACTATGTCTGTAATCATTTGTGCTTCTTACAATATATGACTCACTAGCATAAGCTGCGGAACTTGCGTAGTTTACTGACTGAGAACCAATGTTTCCTGAGTCAATAACATCATGCCAAGTACCAGATCCTCTGTATTGCTTAAATCTACCTTCAGCCCAGAAGTTACCACCACCATTTGCATAGTAATCACCATTTGTAATAATTCGGTAGCTAGTATTAATAGCCTGACCAACACTTAAATAATTAAAATGAGCAGCATCTAATCTAGAAGTACTATTCATATCTAAATAGTATCCCGTATCATTTCTGTCATAAATTATATAAGTTCTAAAATCATTTGCAAAAGTTGTTCCATATAACTCCTGTCCTCTATTCCATGTTCTTAATACCCAGTTTCCATCTTCACTTAAAATTCCAATTTCATTACTGTTGTTAGCATAAAAATACCCTCTTACGCTACCACCAGATGTTTCCATTCTTAATGCTGCAGTACCTGAAGAATCTGCTCTCATTCGCAAATCTCCAGTACCTGCAGGATATATATGCCATCCTGTATTTGACCAATAAATACCGTTATTATTTGTGTGATTTCTGAACCAACCACCTGTTGTATAAATATCATTTGCTGAAACATTTGCAAATGTTACACCATCAGATGTTCTTACATTTTGATTCATGTTGTAAGCATATGATGCATTACTTGTATGTAGTACCTGAATAGGAGTGATAGATATTTTCTTATCTCCATTAGGTTCACTTGAATTTGATATACCCGTTACTCTATTCCATGAACTACCTCCAGCATCTCTAACATGAACCTGAAATGAGTTCCAGTAAGAACCGCGAGGCCACCAGAATGCAATATTACCATTGTATCTCATCACCTTAACAGGACCTGGGAAATAAGATCCATAAGACATTGCTGATACGTTGATAATAGTATCTGCATAGAGATAACCCTGCATGATAAGCTTAAATGGAGAGTTTGATGAATCATAACTCTTACCTGAAACTTCCATTACAAAAGAGTCTCCAGACCAACCATCTGCATAAATATCTGTAGTTACAAGAGTACCGTTAGGAAAATCACTTCCTGAATGAACACCTCGTGCTTCTTCAACTAAGTTGTATGCGCTATAACCTTGTAGTGTAGTAACATAGTTTGTCCAGTTAGAACTGTCTAAAACAGCAGCACTAGTACCACCACCATAAGAGTTTTTATTGACATATGCTGTACCATTCTCCCATCTCCATTGCCAACCATAACCTTGACGATAAAAACCTGTTTCATTAGAATTCATCATCAACGTTGAACCTGAGTCAAAGTAGATACCGTACCAACCATTACGAGTAGATGTAAGTCTCATTGACCCATAACTACCAGAGTTGTTAGCATAGATATAGTTACCCTGTCCTCCAGTTTCCATGTAAATCTGATTGACATAATTAATGTCATAAGAGTTCATGTGGAAGTGTCTGGTCCAGTGTACATATGAGTTATCATTTGTAACATAACGCATAATCTGTGTATCACTTCCAGCATTTCTACCATACAGGTATACAGTATATCCAGAATCCCAGTACCAGTGTAGACCGTACCAGTTAGAAGAATCTTCACCAAAATACATGTGAGCATCACCTGAATCATTTGCACCTACATATAAAGTGTCATTTACCCAAGTAGATCTACCGTTACCTCTACCAAGCTGAATATTTCCACCATTATCTATTCTAAAGAACGTAGAACCATTGTAATCAGCAATACCATTATGAGGATTTCGGTTTGCAGTATAAGTTGAATATCCTATATCCAGTTGTGTACCTGAACCATTAGAACCAATTACCCACTGTTTATCAGCTGTGTGATGTGTAAATTGAATTGTTGGTCCATGTGATCCATTGCTAGTTACAGTATGGTTTAATGTGAGTACAGGGTATTGACCATGTAAATAAACAACAGGTCTAATGTTACCATCAATAAGCGTATAGTCAGGACTAGTTGTACCTAGCATTAGTGTAGGTCCATAGTTTCCTGTACTTCCTACTAATCGAGCTGTAGTATTATTACCATGTACAAAATCAATGTTTCCAGAAGATGTTGATAATGATAAAGTATTTGATGCATAAACACCACCCCTGTTCCAAGCAGCACCTAGTCTAACTTCTCCAGAGTAACTTTCCGGATCATTTATAACAAGGTTTCTAGTACCTCCTAAATATGGAATATTGTTAGTGGATGTCCCAACATTAAAACCATCAACAGTATCTGCATCAAGTCCTGAACCAGAACCATCATTTCCAGCATGCCAAACAACATTACCATTATAAGACATGTTGCCAGTGTTAGGAATAATAAAATCTGTACCACCGGTTGTAGTAATACGCATTCTATTTCCAGACTGCATTCTAAACCAAGTGTCTGTACCATCATAGTTAATAAGAACACGACCTATATATGATGCTGCAAGGTTTGATGTACTATTAGGATCAACATAGTAAGAAGTATCATTAGAGTCGTAGAAAATAGGTGCTCTAAATGATGAGTTTGCCCAAGCATTACCAGACGCATCCCATCTAAGGTTCCAATCTACCATGGTGCCATAGTTACCGATACCTATTCTCCAATCATTAGAACCATAGTTACCTATAATACCCCAATAAGTACTTGCGTTATTAAAAGCAATATATGCATTAGAGTTATTCAATCCATCTAATTGAATACCACCAGCAACTTCCATAGATTTTCCAGCACTTCCGTCCCAGAAATATGTGTTATTATTATAATCATAAAACACAGCAGCATACATACCTGCTGAAGTAATAACATTAGAACTTGTAGTATTACCTCTTCCTGTTACAGTGGCTAAAGTGTCTGACTCTGATGTTATACCACCGCTAGGAATTGTAACTGAGTTACCTCCACTAATAGAAAGAGTTGAACCTGATATACTTAATGTTTGGTTATCAGAATCTGTTGTTCTATAACCTTGAGCTTGAACCCATGCACGAGTTGCTACAGGATTATTATTAATATAAATATCATTATCACCACTATTTCTGATAGGGAATCTTGCCCAAACTTCAGAATCCATAGTGGTTCCACTATGATCACGTATTGTATAATTTACACCTGCACAAGATGTCCATGCAGACATATTAATTGTATAAGTCTGAGATCTACCCCCAGGACCATGCAAACGATAATGCGCACCACCAGATCCACCACCACGTAACCATACAACAACACCTTCACAGTGAGCAAGTTGCATACCTGCAACCATTGTTGTGTATGTTTCACTAAATTCAATTACACGGATTGATTTATCATTACCACCCCATGCAATATCACCAGCCCATTCAAATGTAAATGTCAAACCTCCCTGGTGAGAACCAGTTCCAATTGGGTCCCAAGGTGCAGTCCATGAATAACCACGGCTGACGGAATAACGTTGCATTCCGTGACCACCATTCCAGTTATGAATAGTAACAGGGTAGTATTTGTTTTGATCACCATAAATATAGAAATCTACATAACTGTCTGTTACATAAGCTCTAGGTGCTGCATATGATGCCCAGTTACCTGTATTTAATGCAGAAGATATAGGTTGTGCCCATGATGAATAGTTACCACTATCAAGAATTGTATATTGAGTACCACCACCATAAGTACTTCTATGTATATAACCAGTACCTTGACTCCAGAAAAGCTGCCAACCGTAATCATTATTATGGAATCCAGATTCATTTGAATTCATCATAAGATTGACATTACTTCCTGTAAATCTTATACCAGACCATCCATTTTTACTACTAGTAATTTGAAGTGTACCATAACTACCAGAGTTTGGTTGAAGATGAGTACCTACACCAGAACCTTCTAAATATAATGAACCAACATAATCTACCGACGCTCCATTCATATGTAAACTCTTATTATTATAAGAACGTACATATGAACTATCAGTCATATGCCAGCCACCAGCATATGATTCAAAATAAATACCTGTTGTACCATTAACACGAACCCAATCACCTCTAACATGTAATCCATTGTCAGCATATATTCTACCATCAGCTTCAATACTACCATCTGTAAATATGCTTGAAAATCTAGATGTAACGCTATTAGTAGTAAAGTTTAAATAAGTACCATCAAAGTACATACCTCTTCTTGAACCCCAACTATTATCGCTACTTAATGACCAGAATCCATTATTTTCTCCCGCAATATAACATCCATCAACAAGAATACCCATTTGACTAGTATTTGGTAAATCTCTACCAAATACAATCTCACCACCATTAACAGCATAACCACCCCAACGCGATCCAGGAAGTCCTGAACCATACCATCCGCCACCAATAGGAAGATATCTATCATCGTGTGTATGAGAAGGTAAATCCGCTGATGTCATTGGTGAAGAAGATATGGTACCGTTAGCACTTGTACGTACCATACCCGCTCCGTGACTACTTAGTCTCAGAGAACCTGCAATTACCGTATTCTGTAAATTTGCCATATCTTATGCGTTCTTTTCTAGTTGGTTAACTTTATCTGTTAATTCTTGTACAGCTTTAATAAGGATAGCTGATAACCTTGTGTAGTTGACACCATCAGGATTACCGTCTTTGTCATACTTAACAACTTCCGGATAAAGTGCTGCCACATCTTCTGCTATAAGTCCAATCTCTTCGATACCGCTTCCTTTTTTATTATATCTTACAGGATTAAGTTTTGCAAAAGCTTCTGAAGAATATTCCAATGACTTAACGTTTTCCTTGTATCGAATAGATGAGTTTTCTGTGATAGTACCACCAGCAGTAAAGTTTCCATTGTTATCAAAGACAAATTCATTTGATGTATTAAATCCGAAATCAATAACAACTCGATCAGAAGATCCTTCAGGTTTTCCAAAAAATGCCCAATCAAGATTTCCTTCTGTTTGCATCCTCAAACCAACCCAACTATTAGATGTTGTTTCTATAGAAACAAGAGCTGGATCAGAAGATTTAATTTTTAAAATACCATATCCACCTTGATGAGCACCATCAAGTGTTAAATAATTTGAAATTGTATCACCTGATGTATTTACAAATCTAGAATCAGACTCTGACTCCGTATAGTATCTGTCATCGTGAGTATGACCAGTATTAGATTTTCCTGCAAGAGCTGTACTTAACCAACCATTTGTTGTTGAGTAAAAGTCACCACCATTACTAAAGTAAAACTTATCACCATCACCATTTCTATGTAGACCTAATTGTCCGGCATCAGTAGTTACCCACCAGTATGCGCCAGTAGTAGAGTTATACCATGACTGAGCGTATCTGTCAGTGTTATATCTAAATGTTACACGAGCATAGTTATGTTGTTCGATATATACATTGTAGTTAGAACCATCTAAGTATAACCAGTTACTAGTTCCATCAGCTCTTCTTAAGTAAAAATGACCTGCATCTAAATACATTCCTCCACCGCTGTTAATCTGCATGTGGAGATTATTCCATGGATCTCTGAGGTTTAAGAAGTTACTACCTTTAGTAAATCTGTTATTATCAGTACCATCAGTAATAAGAATATTAGCATTAACTCTCAGAGCATGTGATGAGTACATTTGACCACCACTTTCATAAAAGTGCGGTCCTGAATCATAAAATAAACCAGTTCCATTAGCAGGATGAATCCAGTTATTTACATATAAGTAACCATTAGATGCATATTGTGCAATACGATCTCCTCCACCTGTAGCTGATCTTTCAAATCCATCAAGTAAATCTGCATCAAGACCAGAACCTGCTCCGTCATTTCCTGAATGCCAAATAGTATTTCCTCTCCAGTATGCTGCTGATGCATTAACCTGGAAGTATAATTCGTTTATTGAACCATTGGTTCTGTAAAATCTAAAGTCACCGCTGTGCTGAATTAAAGAAGTTACATCTGTAACAGTAACATTACCTGCAGCATCATTAGGGATACCACGAAGAATCATTCCATGGTAATTGTCAGCATATGCTATACGACCGTAACCTCCTTCATTAAATCTAAGTGGACCAGTCATTGTGTCTCCAGATGTATTTACCCATACATCAGAAACTGAAGTAATGTAACCTTGACTCTGTACCCAACTTTGAGTTGCAACAAGGTTTCCGGTCATATAAATGTTACCAGAGCGTTCAACGCGGAATACTTCACTACTACCGGTTACACCTTGGAAAAGATAATATCCACTTGAAGAATCTTGCTGAATAGCTTTTATAATAGGTGTTCCCTGCGTACTTGCAGAAAATGAAACCCATCCTGTAGCATTAACATTTGCAGACAAAGGAATATATAATCCAGCATGATTACCCCATCCGTAAGCTGTATTCCAATTGGAGATAGTAGTTGAAGTAAAGTTTTCAGATGTCCATATTTGTCTTGAATTCCAACTAGAACTATCAACATTTACATGGACATACATTGCACCATAGTAAGTTGCTTCAATTGCAATATTACCAACACTACCACCAGTGTCGTGAGAGACTATCACCTGACCACTGTGACCTGTATAATTTCTAGTATAAGTACCTGCTGCTAAATTATTTGCCCAACCAGTTGTATTTCCGACGTCTGAAGAAGTTCCTAGCCCACCTCTTGATAAAGAATACCTTGCATCTGATTCAGATTCAGTGTAATACCTGTCATCATGATTGTGAGAAGGAAGACTAGTAAGATATCCTTGAGCAGTTACCCAAGATTGTGTAGCAACATTAGCACCACCAATACGCAGATATCCATTATGATCAAAACCTCCGTGTCCAACTGTCACAAGTGTATTGACATCTGTACCAGCACGATGTTGAATTGTATTACTAGTAGTATCATCAAATACAAGTGAACCTGTAAGACGAATTGCGCCTGCTACGTTGAATTTATAACTTGCATGTATATCACCAATACCTACTACTCCACGATCATCAGCAAGATATATATTACCGTATTCAGAACGAATATGTAATCCTGTTTCATCACCTAAGCCTCTAATATAACCATTTGCTCCATCAGAATAAATAGTAACTCCATCCCAGTTATTTCCTGTATGTACTCTGAATGATCCGGCTACTTCAACTCTATCTCCAGTAGAAGGTACTACACCAAAACCTACGTTACCATCAAATACAACATTTTTATTAGCATACCATCTAAATGTTGGTGTGTTATATGCTGATCCTAAATAACCATAAGTCATGGTATTATTACTACCATAACCACCAATTTGGAAAAGAGATGTTGTATCGTATTCTTGAAAGTTTAATAATGTTCTTGCCCATCCACCACTAGAGTAATTGGGTTTTCTAAGTACTACATTATCACCATCAAGAATAGTGCTTGCCCATCCTCCTTGAATTGTTAAAGCACCTGTCATTGTATCACCGCTGGTATTTACCCAGACGTCTGATACAGATGTTAAATATCCCTGAGACTGAACCCAGGTTTGGGTAGCTACTTGTGATCCATTTGTATATAGTCTACCGGCTGTATCAAGTGTTAATCTCTTAGTATAGTCACCTTTATATACAATTTGAAAATTACCTGATGAATTACTATTGTCATCAGGTGCATCACAGAGTATCCAGTTTTCCCATTCAACACCTTCTCCAAATCCAGAATCAGACATTATAATGTGACCAACACCTGTAATGTTATCATTCTGCATTTGCAGTTGTCCAACTAACGCAATGCTACCTGATATAGTTGCGCCACCAGACAAATTCAAAGCTCCTGCAAATAGATTATTCCATCTATATCCAGAAGTACCTAAAGATGCATTATTTGCTGTAGTTGTACTATTAGGAATAATTGCAGTTCCCTGAAAATGAAAATGGTTCTGATCACCAGAAGGATTCAAATAAGCGTTACCTAATCTTAAACCACCTACCTGAATAATATTAGTAGTTGTAGCATTTCTATCTGTTACTGAATCTAATGTATCAGTTTCTGAATAAGATGTTAAGTAACCCGCACTTGCGTGGTTACCCCATGAATACGCTGTATTCCAGTTAGATACATTAGTAGATGTAAAGTCACCACTATGCCAGATTCTTCTAGAAGTATTCCATGTAGTATTATTACCAGAACGCAAATAAAAATCTTCAACTGCTGAAGATGCAGGACCTATAATTTGCCATGCAGCATATCCGTCATGCCATCCTTGAATAGTCATTGCTGACCACCAAGTACTACCTCCAGAGTTTAATCCTGGTATTTGGTTAGTAAATTCCCAACTTACACGGTAATCATCATAGTCTGTAGGAGTTCTTTGACCACCACGAGTATCTTCAACAATACCTCTAAGTGTAGTTGTAGAAGAACCAGCACTGTTAGCATAGTTAACACTCTGAGAACCAATATTACTTGTAGTAATAGCAGTAGACGCTGGCTGATATCCAGCTGTAGCGTGATTACCCCAAGAGTATGCAGTGTTCCAATTTGACTTTTCTGTAGTTGTAATTGACTTTACATGGGCTGGAACAGTGGGATCAGTTTCTGTAAAACTTGTTAAGTACCCTAACTGATTAAGATCAATATTACCATTAAATGCTGAACCTATACCTGTAAATTCAAGTATAGAACCAGTAAGTCTAACATTAGAAATATAACCATCCGCTGTAGAAATAGTCCAAGATCTGTTAGCTGACAAATCATAACTTACACCATTAATTGTGAGAGTGCGAGTTTGCGGAACTTTTGAAGCAATTGAGTTTGTTACAGTAGTAGCAAAATTAGGATCGTCTCCAAGTGCTGCTGCTAATTCATTAAGTGTATCAAGAGTTCCTGGGGCAGAGTCTACAAGATTTGCTACTTGTGTATTTACGTAAGTCTGTGTAGCATAACCATTAAGAGCTGCTGCAGTAATGTATCCAGAATCATTAGTGAACATAGATATGTTACCACTAACATTCTGAAGATTTCTACCGTTAGTAATTACTTGTGTTCCACGGATAAAAAGACTTGAGTCTACAAGATCAAACTCAGTACCACCTCTAATGATAAGAGGGTATTTGTCATACGCTGCACCACGCCATTCTTGAACCCAGAATACGAATCTGTCATTTGTAGTTGCATTATCACGCAACTGAAAAACAAAATCAATTGTGTCAGAAGATGGTTGAATTGCATAGATTCTTGCACCATCATTATTCAAGGTCCAATCAAATCCTTTTCCTGTTGTAGGAAATACTCCAGCTAAATCCTGGAAAATAAGATCAGCGTTGTTACCAAGTGTAACATTTCCATTAAATGTAACAGGTGTACTTGTAGAAGCACCTCTAGAAGTTACTGTAGCAAGCGTGTCGCTTTCAGTAGGGATAATTGTAGACAAATCTACACTACCGCCAAAACCGTTACCTACACCTGTGAACTTTAAACTATTCCCAAGTAATTGAACATTGGAAACATAACTGTCAGAAGTAAGGTAACCCTGTGCTTGCACCCATGCACGGGTAGCAATTGTATTTGTATCAATAGCAAGCGTAACATCACCAGTACCAGAATCAGCACCAGTGTAAGAAGAAATAGTAATTCCCGTAGAAGGGGTGACAATTAATTTACGGATGAGTGCTTTACCCGCTGCGGAAATATTAATATCCGAGCGTTCAATGCTACCATCAGCAATTTGTCTTCCTGTTATTTGTGTACTTGCCATCTTTGACCTTAAAATTAACTTTTGACTAAATCAGTCAGAAGCAATTAGAGCTGTATCTTGTAATCTACAGTAATAAGATCTGACGCAAGTGGGGGGTCGTAGATTGTCAAGATATTAGCTCCAGATTCTGAATAATCATATCCAATGCCCTCAGTCATTCTGATACCATTTATATACAGTTTGGTGGAACCGGATATGTAGGGCACTTGTGTTCTAAACACTTGGTTAATACCATTTCTGGTACCAATTATATTATAATCATAGTCTGTTTCGTCAACTACACTGGTTGCATCAGAATATACAACACCTGTATGATCAACTTTTAAAGTACCTACTCCTAAAGAGCTTAGTACAAATTGACCTGTTACAGTATGACTACCTACTTGTAAGTGTCTTGTTGTTGTATTTCCGTTTGCTAAGACCTGATCAATATTAATTGTGACAGGTGCTGCGTCAATGTCGTCTAAAATTTGTGTAGAAGTACGATACTTGATTTCTCCAGAACCCGGCTCCACTACGGCAAACCTAGTTGCAGAAGCACTCAGATTACTAATCTGGTTGATCTGCAACTTACCACCTATGAAAACATCAGATTCAGTTCTTCTTGCCATTACAAGAATATTTTTAGATTACTACTACAGTAAATTCTCCCGGTGCTGGCGCATCTACAAAGCGCAAAAGAACCTGGTTTGCATTAATTAATACTACTTCACACTCAACTTGTTCTGAAGGTAGAGCTGTTGTATACAATTGAACAATTACATGCTCTTCCCCTTTATTGTGGTCAACAGTAAATGCTACGTTAGAACCATCACCAATAAGTCCAGTATGTTTAAGAGCTACACTGCTAACAGTTTGTACGTGACCAAAAGTGTCAAAAGTTAAATTTTGAATTACTCTTGTACTAGAGTTAGCTGTATTTGCTACACTAGAAGTATCTGCATGTTTAACTTCAAGAGTATTACTTGCGTCGTTATAAGTAACGACAATACCAACACCCGCTGTAATAGCACCTAACGCAGAGTCTTGAATAAACTCTACAGAAGCAGGATTAGTGCTAAGAATATCGTGATACTCAGAACCATCTTCAGTTAAAGTCCATTTGTCTGAAGCTTCATTCCAAAGGATTTGAACATTTGCTGCAGTACCTCTTTCAATTTCAATACCAGCATTTTCTGTTGGTGCTCCTGTAACATTGCTGTTCAACAACATAATGTTATCAGCAATTGTAACAGTTTCTGAGTTTACAGTAGTAACTGTACCATCTACTTGAAGGTTTCCAATTACACGGAGATTACCACCAACTTGGGTATTACCTGTAATGTTTGCAGTACTATTAACTTGTAAAGCACCATTAACTGTTGCTCCACCATCGGTAGATAAAGCACCTCTTACAGAAGCAGTAGTTCCATCATCATCAATAATTGAATCAACTACTTGCTGAGCAGCTCCGTCCCATTTAATTAATTTGTCAGGAGTTAGAGTATCTGCACCACGAAGTTTAACACTTGGTGTAGATCCTTCACCACCACTACCCAATACATCGATACCAGTATCAGAAGAAATTCCTGCTACATAATCACCTGTAGTATCAGTTCCAAGAGCTACACTATTTGGTTGTACAGTAGCTTGAATTTCAAGTCTACCAGTAGTACTGTTATAAGCAGCTGTTCCTGCAACATCACCTACTAACGCAATGGAATTCAGAGACTTCTGAAGTTTAGCTAAAGAAGTAAGAACTGTATCAGTACTTACAATAGCAGTAGCTGTTGCTGGGATAGTTAAGTTTGTGAGAACTCTGTCAAGTACAAGGTCTCTCTGCACACCTGCAGAGTCCATAATTTTTGCAAATCCATCTTTGAGATAGATTTTCTTAAAGCCTGCTCCAGGTGACGAGGGTGTACCCTGAATTTCGGGTAACTGTACTGGAACTAGAAATTTTGATGCCATAATATAAAAGATTTAGATTGTCGACAATAGATATCTTTCAGGAGGTATCTCCTAATAATAATATACCGAATTCCTGCGAAACTTCTATGAGAAGCTTTAACTTTTTAAGGCATAAGGGGATGATTGCTCATCCCACTTATACCCATCCGTATTATTGACTCTTCTGCATTATGCTAATCCGGTAATTAGGATCAAAAAAGTCACGGACATTTTTATAACCTGTAAGGTCTGCAATATCTTTATAAAGTTTAGGAGTATCCTTTTCATAGAACCCGACACGTCTTTGATATGTACCCCTTCTAAATATACCTGCCATAATTGAATCATCATCTGGATCAGGTCTATCTGCACCTACCAGATCATAAGAACCCATTAACATATAAGCAGCCAGATGTTCTGATGTTTTGTATAATTTTAGTCCGTCATTAACCAAGTTTGTAACCTGACTAAAGTTTCTCAGATACTCGTCAAAACTTCCGATTCCGGGTAGAGGAGTAAGTGATGCAGTTTCTTGCTTAAGACCCCAAATAAGTCTAATAGCATTACCTTCCCACATTCCCAATTCTTCATCATCATCTTTTTTACGACGTACATAACTTAACAAAAGCAATGACAACGCTGTTAACATGATACCGGCGTAAAATTCTTTACTAGCTTGAGCTGCTTTTCTACTGTAAAATGCATTAACAGGAGAATTTTTAGTAAGTCTTGGACTAAAACCACCAAGAAGAAGGTGCTTACCCATCTCTTTATAAGAGTACAGATTACCAATTGCAAGTAATGCACGCCAGTAACCCATTGCAGCTTCTTCACCTTCCCAGTTTGCACGCAAGTTTCCAAGTCTGTTAATAGCTTGCGGAACCAAGTATTTCTTAAAGAAGTACATCATTTTACCCACAAGTGTCTGTTCAACAGAAGTCATGTCGCTTTTTGCATAAGCACCCTGTGCTCTACGAGATTCTGAGTAAACAATTCTTCTCAAACGTTTTTCATCATCCTTAGTGAAGTTTACATCAGAACGTATAATTAATTTACCATCAGGGGTTTGCGTATAAGCTTCATAGGCGCTTACCATTATAGTATCACCATTCTCATCTTTCTGTTCTTCACCTGTAATAGGATCAATAACAGCAAACTTATAGCTATTCATTACGGCTAACCATACAGTCATACTCACTTCAGTATCACCCTTATCTTGAAGAGCATAAGCGAGTTCTTGAATAGAACTAAATTTTTCAGCTACTCTTCTTGATTTAGAACCTGTTGTTAAGTTTAAGTACTTGATATAATCTTTTTGTGCTGGATTATACATTCTATACATCATGGTTTCAACAGAAAGATTACCGAGTTTTCCCCAGTCACTTAAATACTTTCTGAAAAATCCGTTATATCCGTATATCTGAGACTTTGCCCATCTGTAATCCTGCACACCATAGTGTCCAGAATTATGTGTTGCAAGAAATGCTTGGATGTTACCAGACATAAAGTTTTTAAACTGAGCAGCTACGTCAAAACCTAAACGACCAAAAGATGCAATCTTAAATAATCCATTTAGTGCTTTCTTTGCTCTACGGTTAGTGTCTTCTTCATACTGACCAGAAATAAATTTGCGTTTCTCAAATTGCAAAAGCTCTTCCAACTTAGATAAATCCTGAATACGTTTTTTATCTGCAGCGGTATTAGAGTTCCTAATCTCTAGTTCTCGACGAAAATCACCAACAAGATTGAGAATGTGCTCTGCTGTAGGCTGCACATCTGTCATTGCTTGGTTAATGTAAGATTCAAATAACCATTTTGCACCAGCATTAATAGCATCAACTGTCTGAAGATTTGTGTTATACTGATCATTAAATCTAAATCTAATTGCATCAGGACCCATATCTCCATACAAGTTTGTTACAGCATCTTCTTCACTAACTCTTACAGCAAAGAAATTATCACGCATCTTAGATAACTCACCAGAGATACCTTTTCCAAAACCTTTAGCTACAATATTTTCAATAAGTGTTGCTTTTGATGCAGGCACTTTATAACCCAATACTTTACCAGTGGTCTTTTTCTGCATATCAAAGAACATTTTCATGAACGCATTATAGTAATCAAATGCTGCCTTGTCTTTGCTCAGATTTACATATTTACTGTTAATGTTATCAGAGTTCTCATACCCAGGGATAATCTCAACAACCCCATTTACTAACTTTAATCCTTTAGGTAATGGTGTACCATCTGCAAGTTCTTGATAATCTTTGTTATATGCTTCTTCACTAAGTTTTCTAATAGTGTATTTGCTACTAGGTCGTTTCTCCATATACTGAGGATCTCCAGGAACTCTGTCGTATAAGAACAGTTTAGTTGCAGCAAATTGTAAGTCTTGTTCTACAATAGATACATAAGGAGTGTAATGGTGTTGATTATACCATTTAGCAAATAACTTTTCTTCAGCTTGGAATTGAACTTCTGCAAAAGCTAGATCAGTACTTGATGTCTCAATTCTTATGTTATCATTTGCAGCTATAGCGTCTTCCAGTCTAGTTCTGGCTTCATCCATTGCGGACTTAGCACGTAGAAGATTATTCTTACGCTCTTCTCTTTCCTGCTCATAGAATTTATTAAGTCTTTGTGTAGAAATATTACGAAGCTCCGCACTTAAGTCTCTAAGTCTTTGACTTTCTTCATCAGTCAAAAATCTAAATATGTTAAATGATTTATTAGCTTCTTTAAGATTTTCTATTTCCTGAGTTATAGCATCTAAATCATTTCTGTCTTTCTCGGATAAATATCTTGGATCAAACTGACCGTCCCTTTTGTAAGGAGACATGATTTGTCTACGACGCTCAAATAAATTTTTTAGTTCTGGGTTTGACAATCCTTCAGTAATACTTTCAATCTCACTATAAATAGATTCAAGTGCTTCAAAATATGCTGTATTGGGTACAGTAACCATATTTTCTTCTTCCCACTTGCGAAGCATTTCAGGATTATTTGCATACTCAAGTTTCTTTCTGTTATAGACACGATCAAACAAATTCTGATTTATGTCATAAACAAACAAGGTATTTAACGCATCAATGTATTCCTGATATTGTGCATCTTGTTTAGCAGCATCATTTCTCAACTTTTTGATTTCAATGTCGATTTCTCGCATTCTATCAAAGTCTTCCTCATCAATTAATTCTTCATTACCAAAACCTACACTATCAAGAATAACTTCTCGTTCCATATATAGAAGCTCAAGCTTTTCTTTAATTTCAGGAGAAAGTTTAGACAGATACTCATAGTAAACATCAATATAGGGTAGCGACGAGTTTTCTCTCATCCAGTTTGTATGATCACGAGTAATATTCTCTTTCTCACGAATTAGAGATGCTACTTCTAGTTTTAACTTTTCGTATGCTTCTTTATTCTTTTCTTGAGCTGCTTTATCCCGTTCTTTTTTTACCTCATCAATCTTAGTACGAATTGCTTTAAGCTGCTGTCTGTAAACATTAAACTTATTATCATAAGACTCACTGCTTGGTTTAACATAGGTAGCAACCTGGTACGAAGCAGGTTCTCCGTTTTCATTGTAAGACTGAATTGTTCTGATTTCACTTACAAGTGCATTCATTGATTCAACAGATCTTCCTCTTCTGAAATTTTCCAGTAAGGTTTGTAGTTCAGATTGCTGAATATCATTAATAAATGACGCCTGAGCTTCAGCTTGAGAATCTTTTAAGAAATTTGTAAATGCAGCAATAGCAAGATCACTGTTACCTGCAGATGAAATAAATTGATCTGGTGAGATTCCCAAAAAGCTAATCAATTTCGGATTACTTGCACCGATATAAAGAATACTGTCAGGATCAGTTGTTCCCTCAATTACTTTTTTGATACTTTCTGTATCATAGTTAAACCCGGTTTCATAGATAAGTTTTAATCTTTTCAGCTCAAGTTGTTTTACTTCAATAGCATTTACAATCCCTTTTTTACTAGGATCTAACTTATCCATTACTTCATTGTAAGCTTCCTTATTTAAATATTTTAGAGCTTTAAGTTTTAGTTTATCTAAACCTTTAAGTGGTACACCGTTGATAAGATTTTGAATTTCTTCTTCTAGCTTTTTAATTTTTGGTTCTAGAGCTAGTCGCATATCTTCACCAACAGCTTCAAATGTCTTTTCTGAAAATGTACTTTGAATCATCTTAACAAAAAGAGGTACAGCATATTCTCTGTAATCTGCTTGCATGATATCAATCTTTGCAGAAAGATCTTTAACCACCTGGTACATATAACCAGTTTTTTCAATCTTACCGTCAAACTCAGCTCTATTAATTTGGTTTTCAACCAAACGCATGATCTCTCTGGTATTATCAAGCATCTTCTTGTAAACAAGAATCTTTCTTGATTTTGCAACTTCATCTGATATTGTCAGAGCATCTTTAAAATTCTTGAGCATATTGTTGATATCGATATCCATCTGTTCAACAACACGAGCAAATTTTAATGATGCAGTTACGTCACCACCTTTTTCAATAATATCCCTGAATGTTTTTAAGGTTTCAATTCTTTTATTGATTGTATCAATCTCTTCTTCGTAACCTTCTTTAGACTTAAGACTAGAACGCTCTGCATACAACGCATCAATATTATCAGATACTGCTTTTTTCAAAGAATTGGTAAAAGCATTGTATTGATCAGGTGTCATATCAAAAGCCATTCGCTCTTCATTAACTTGCTGACCACTTTCTTCTGACTCACCAATCTCAACATACTTTGATACAACTTTCTTAATCTTATCGTATTCTCTTGCACCAATTTCAGAAAATGCTGCACTACGGTTATCCCCTTCAATGTTAACCATACCTGCATATTCGTAGAAGTTTCCTTCAAACTTCTGAACTGCAAATCCCTGGTAAATTTTATTAATGTCAGCTTGATATATAAGTGCAATGATTTCTTTCTTACCTACATTGATACCATTCTGTCTAAGCATATATTCATATGCAAGTAACTGCGCATTCCAAGTATCATATGTAGATCTCTTTTGACCTTGGAATTCAACAGCAGTTCCATTTGTAGAATTGATTTTTATCTTGTTATTTGCAAGCTCTTTATAGACTCTGTTAATATTAAAGTCTGTTGTCCCGTCTTTTTGAGGTACTACAAGTTGTTTAACCTTTTTTGTTTTAAAGTCAACAATATGAAGTTGTCCAGTAATATCAATGACAACCATATCCAATCTTCCCAGCATCATAGTTCTGCCGGTTTCTGATGTAGTCACACTAGCACCAACAGTAAGCTCTGGAAGAATAATATTACTTGCAGAAACATTAGATCCCAAAACATCAATAACCTGAAGAGCCATTTCAAACATCTCTTCATCTTTAAGGTTTTGTATTTGGAATGGATTCTTCTTACGGTATTTTTCTAAAACTTCTTCAAACTTTTCCTTAGACAAAATCTCTCTCAAACGCTTGTTTTCTTTTGTTGCAGCTTCTTGTACCTCTTCTAGAATACTGTGCATAAATGTTCCAAACTCTTTAAAGTCTGTATAGTCTTGCACTGTTGTAAATTCAGATGAACCAATAAATCCACTAACGCTTACAGACTCTAAGGGTTTTCTACCTTGTGCTTCAGCTTCTAAGCTATCTCTAAAAAACTTTGCATTCTTTTCAGCATTGTCTAAAAGTTTTTGAATAGTCTCTACTTGTTTAGCATTTTGCTTAACTCTAGAATTTGACAATACATTCTTTAGTGTATCAATCTGAGAGTTTATTCTATCCAGTTTAAACTGCGTATTACTTCTGCGAAGGTTTTCGTCAGGCTGACTATTAAATAAATCATTAACCTGTTTTGCTTCATCTAAGTTATATGCAGTTCCAGATTGATTATAGTTTATATAAAACTCAACTTCAGCTGTATTAATAAGTACAGCTAAGTTTTCAAAAGTCATCTTTTCAGGAAGCTTTGAAATATCAATTACTCTGTTTCCTCTGCTGTTAACTAAATAAACAATTTCAGAAATAAGATTTTTTAACCAACCAAAGAATTGCTCCATCAATTGTGTAAATTGATTAGCGGGTCTGGTTTCATTTTCTTTAAACTCTTGCTTTACAGCACGTTGTAACATCTGAGTTACAAATTCTTTATTGATATCGAGTGCTGTATATCCTGTACCATTCTTATAACGGTTTGCAATGGTATTGTAAAAATCAATGTCAAGTTGCTTACCTGTACGAAGTAATTGATCAAACAGTGAACGATTTTCACTGTAGAGAGCATTTACAAATGGGTGAAGTACTTCTTCAATTGCAATAGATGTATTAGCTCTACCATTTACTAAATAAACAGTACCATTCTTAAAGAATCCATTAATGCGATCTACATTAACACCATGCTCTGACTGAACCAAATCCTGAGGATTAACAAAAGAAACCTTTAATCCAGGAAATACCTCAGACATTCTATCAAGAGTTTTCTGAATAGTCTCTTGTTGTTCTGATTCTCTTAATTGTTTTGCACGAATTTGCGGTGTAACAATCCCGGTTATATTTGCTTGAGGAGAACTAAAGCTAACTTCATATAGAGATTCACCATAAGTATAATATGGTTTATAGTACAAGCCAACTCCTTTAACTTCAGGAGAAGTTGTCCATTTTCTCAAACCATCTAATTGTTTTGGTGTAGCAAGATAACGTCCAGGAGATAACTGATTCAGTCTAAATGCTTTAGCAATATTAACATCTCTATTACTGATTTTGTAGTCTGTCAAATTATATTGTGCAGACTCAATCACCTCATTTTCAAGAAGATCTTTAATATCGTTCTCGTTGTATTCTTGTCCGTTATATATGAATTTACAAGTGCTCATAGGATAACATTAGCATTTAGTTTCAATTTCACCATTATTGGTTTTGTCAGTCAACTCTTTAGAAGCAATATCTGGTGTCTTTGCTTCTGGTGTTACGCTTGCAGGTAAATCTTTTGTACCCTGCGCATATCCAATAAAGGAATTAATCTCTTGTCTGGTAAATCCAGATAGACTCATTCCATCAATAGATACAGGTTGGTATAACTGATACTCAGCTTGCACACCTAATACAGCTCCAGCAGTATCAATAGTTTGACTTAATAGCTCAGAAATAGGTGTAATATCAGATTTATCAGTTGTTCTAAGCTTAGTTAAAACAAATATTTCTCCATTATTATTTCTCATCATTGCAGGGAACTCATAGCGATTAGATGTATAATCTTCCATACGAACTCCTAAAGGTGCAACCTGAGCGTTCATTAAATTTCGGTTTTCACCTTCATAAGAACGCATATCTAAAGAAATAACATATTTACCTTCGCCAAGATCTTTGATAATATTGTCTGAAAAAGCAAAACCTTTTTTGTTAGTTCTGATATTATCTACACCAAATATCTTCTTTGCCATTACAGCATCCTGAATATATAGTGCATTAAGTGCAGGTATTTTTGTTGACTTACTTACTGAAGCAGCATCAATCATTTTTACATACAACTGATACATTACATCTTTAACAGTGCGTTTACCGTCAAAGAACTTTTCAAAACCAGCTCTACTTGAAATAGATTCAATTAATTGTTCTGTATAAGTATTAAGATTTTTGTACAGGTCAGTATTAATATACTGTCCAAAGTTACTAGCTTTTCTACCCATACCATTACGAATAATTTCATGGAAGAAAAGTTTTACTGCAATTTTTCTTGCTCTTGGGTCAACACTCTTAAGTAATGCGTTATATCCATCAATGATATCTTCTTTTATTTCTGGTACAAGTTTTGCTTTTGTATTCATCTGTAAGATGTAGTAAGATCTACTCGTACCCGCATCTTCTTTAGAACGAATGCTAATTGTTCTGACAAATGGGTTTGTAGAATATTGATCATTCAAGTATTCCAAATCTTCTTCAAGAGTTGTAAACTTAGATGTATCTGATACACTGCCAAACCAAAACTCAGGTCTGAACATTTCCTTCATAGTGTCTTTCAAGAATTGCTCATCAGCTGTAGCTCCTGGATTTTCTGCTTCAACACGCATTTTATCCAAAATAAGAGTACCTATAATGACATCTGCCATTTCCTCTTGTTCTTGGAATATGTTACCGAATAAGTTTCTTAAAGATGTCAGCGGATTGCTTCTTGACAACATGATTCTTGACAATTGTGCATTCATGTCGCTTACAGCTTGTGCTAAAGGGTTCCAAACAGTTTCACCTTTAAACAACTCAGAACTATTCTGGAAGATACCTGTATTGTTTTTTAATCTACTAATAGACTTACTAAATCTATCAACCATTGCTGCACTTGGCTTAATACGCTTAAACAAGTTAACAATTCTGCCAGCATCCATGATACCAAAAGACTGTGCTGCTTGTTTAGCATATAGATCCAAAAGAATGTATTTCTGAGCTTCTAAACTTAAAGGTTCACCAGACTTGGTAGTAATTGAGTATCCAAGTTCTGCAGGTGTAAGAAGCTTTGCGTCAAGTCTTTCACTACTAATAGATTCCGGTGTTGTATACTTAATGCTAATATTTCCAAAAGATATATTTCTAGCATTTGCAGACAAAATCTTAGCGGCAGTCAAATCTTTGACAACCTGATCCGTAAGTAACTTTCTCTTCTCGCTGTTAACCTCTTTATAGAACATCTTAGTATATGTGCCATTAATCTCTGAGTCTTTAACAGAATCAACTGCGTTAATAACTTCGGGAAGCATATTTGTAAACACCGCCATTTCAAGTGGTAGACCTAAACCGATCATTGCAAGTGTAACATTCAAGTTAACATCATTAAGTTGCAATAAGGCAGGAATAGGATCTTTTGCACCGTCAGCAAACATACCCAAAGCGTTACCTACTAGTTGAATTGCTCTGTAAGATTCATTACCTCCAAAAGAATCGTAAAACTTAGAACTTCCAGATTCGTCTGTCAAGAACCAAATTCTTTCATCAGATTTTAATCTAAGTTTATTAGCACCTACAAGAGCTAAAAACTTGTTGAAGTTTGCAGTAATACCAATTCCATCCTTATTTACAGCATTAAGTCTGTTAACATTAATAACACCATCAATACTGAAGGCATTGTACTTTGCAGCAATTGTTTCTGGTGAAAGACCTAATATATTAACAGCCAAGTTTTTAAACATACTTGGATCAGATCTTTCTTCAGAATATAAACTTTCAAATACAATTTTATTACTAATGATACCCAGCTTAGCATCAAGATTTTGATTCTGATATGTTTCTACGGGAATCTGAGGATTTTCTCTAAACATATCAACTGTATAGGGTAATCCATTTGCTGCAAGAACTAGCTGAACTGCATTAATGTAATTGTAAAGTTTTACAAATGCTTTTTTATCTAAATCACTGAACTGTGATTCAAGTAATTCAGTTTGTCGTTTTGCTTGTCTAAGTCTTGATGAAAGTTCTCCTTGTAGTTTCCAGTCAGCAACCTCTTCGTTCGACTCATTTGTTGTTCTTACTGCAAGGTATTCTTCAAAAGCCTGTTTCTGAATGTTCTCGGCTTCCCATACTTTTGCAACATCTGTCATTGTAGGAAGACCCATCAATTCCATTACACGTTCAGTGTCCTCGTCATAAACAACTTCGTTATCCTTTCTTGCTTCAAATGTCTCCTGCATTAGCTCTCTGTGAGCTTTGGAAACTTCATTGCGGAATACTGAATTACTTCCAATAGAATTAATAAGTTCAAGGAACTGGGCTTCTGTTCTATTTACTTCAGTATATCCTGTATAATCTCCGTACACATGTTTTTTACCAGTTGCATCATTGTAAGAAGCATAACCATGTGCATATAGTGAGTCAATGTCAAGGTCAGAACCGGCGAGCAAGTGAACGAGCTGAGGTACTATAATAGTATTTTTATAAGATGCATCAATGAAGTCTACAATTTTAAATGCTATCATTGAACGCTTATCTTCTGTAGGAATACGTGTAGCAAATGCTTTTGTCATCTTTTCTTTGAAGAGATTGTATTCTTCAAAAGATTTAAACTCCGGCATTGGTACAATTACTTCTACAAAATATGTAGTATTACCATTTGCATCTACTTCAGTTGTAATTCCAGGGTACCTTGTTCCGTATCTAGACTCATCTAAATACTGCATGTACTGACCATTACTTTCAGCAATATCTTGCTCTAAGGAATCAATAACACGTCCTGTTTCTCTATCAAAGAGTAATTTATATCCAAAACTAGTTGCATGGAAATACTTACCACCTTTTACTTTTTCGTCAAATACTTTATTACTGTAGTGACTAAAGAAGTAATATTGGAATGTTTTTCTTATAACTGGAAGGTTAACATTAAACTTAGGTTTACCATCCTGAGTCTCAAAGAATTTCAACATGTTACTGTCAGCTCCCTGATCTACAAGTGCTTCACGAATTGTATCTACTAACTCACCAACATTAATGTTACCATTTTCGTCACGCAGTGCTTTTAGCATAAACTGCAAACGTGAGTTTGTAGATCTAGCTAATGTAGTATTGTACTTAGAAAGTATTTCAGCTAGTTGAGTAGTTTCATTAGTAACCCTTTCTCTATCTTCTACTGAAGACTCTGCAAGCATTCTATCAATTGTGTGCTGTATGTCAGCTGGTAATAGAATTTTAGCTTGAACTGAGGCTTTAGAATCTTCAGAAATACCACTTGTTTCTACCTGGTTAAACTTAAATCTTGCATCAACACGGTAACTACTTCTGTTTAAAGAAATATAATTACCATTTCTTTCCTCCATGCTTACAGGAAGACTGGTGACTTTTTTAGAAGCTGTGGTATCCATCAACATATCTATTTGATGGTACTCCATTGCATTTAACAAGTCATGAAGTTTCTGACGATGAGGTCTAGGAATCCAGAATCCGTGTATTGTATTATACAGTTCTCTAATCTGATTTTGAATTAGTTCATATTCTGTATTACCGGGTTCAATCATTCTAGCTCTTTGACGCAAATCATAAATTGAACGATAAGCATTTTCTAAAGTAGCTCGTTCTTCTTCACTAGTTACGTTAAGTACACTAACATCTGTCCTATTAATAATATGCTCTGACTGCTTGAAATAGTTTTCACGACCGGCATGAACTGTTTTAAATGAGTTTAATACAATTCGATTATCTTCTAAATAATTTATTTCAGTAGGAGTGAGCTTTCTGTAATTCGCTTGAATAAGAAGATTACGTGCTTTCTCAGGTAATCTACCAGTCTCCTGATAAAAGTCAATTCTATGCATTAGTAATGTCAAAGACTGACCATCAAATACTTTTTCTCTACCTCTTTCTTCTTGAATAATACCTTCTTCGTTAGTAAGGTTTTCAAACAACTGTCTTACAGAGTCATCTTCTATTTCATCTATACTATCATATTGACCAGCAAGAATATTATTTCTGTCTAGCAACATAGTAATATCATCAACGTGAGCTACATTATACCACCCACGTTTCATTGTACTACCTGCAGCAAGAAGAGACTTATTACGTTTAAAGTAGTCAATAGTATTTTTAATACCCATTGCTCTATCACCGTCAATTAATTGATTTACAAATAAGCTGTTAATCAAGTAATTGAAATAATAGTCTTTTAAGAATTGCTCGTCACCATTAATACCCAAATCTTTATTTGTAAAGTATACGGATTGAAAAGCAGCACCTCTAGTTGATACCTTGGTTTGCTTAACATCACTGTTGTTAATGGTTCCATTTTTTATTTCTCTAGGTCTTGAACCACCTTTAAGTACAATAGAACCTTTTTCGTCTTTCTTAATAATATCGTTTGTGAGAAGATTGTTTAAGTATTTGTTAAAAGACTCTTCAGCATATAAAGCAAGTTGTTTATCTAATCTACTTTTTACTTCAGCGTCTAAATTCTTAAAGTCAATCTTATCCTCACCCTGACGTTTTGCTATTTCGATAAGTTCATTTCTTAATGAAGCTCTTTCATATTCATTAGATCCTTCTTCAAAGTTTGTGATAGCTTGACCTGTTAAAAAGAAATCATCAAGATTATTAAACTGAAATGCACGTAATTTTTTTGCTTCAGCTAAAGAAGTATCATTCGTGATTATTTCACCATTCTGACCTTTTTTAGCATTGAAATTATTCAAGTAAGTATTTTGTCCTTGCTCGTATAATGATTCTCTTAAAGATCTTGCTGACCATTCTCTTTGAATCCTATTAAACTCTTGCTGTACAGCAATTCGTAAATACTGAACAGGAGTATTCTCATAAGACACTTTACCAGCAACAATCTTTGGAGCAAAGTTTATATACATCGCACTAACTAAAAAGTTAGTTTGAGAAGCTTCAAGCTGAGTCAAATTTCTGTTGAAAACAGTTACCTCGCCAGTTAACGATACTCTTTCATCATTATTAGTTGTCATCTGATGTTCAGATTTCAACTGTGTACGTTGAGAGAAATTCATCAACTCTTGCAAATACTGAGATCTTGCATTTAAACCTTTATAATTAGCTGATCTTACTTTCTGACCATTAACTATTTGTTCAACACCAGCATTAACACTAACAGAAAGGTTTTCAAAAAATGTTTTAAGAGCAAGTCTTCTTTCAACAGTTTTCTTTTCACCTTCCGCGCTATTCTTTAAAGCAGATGCAATAAAGAAGTTATCTTCAAACCATGGTTTCAAGTAATCATTGTAATAAATACTTGTTGATAAAGCTTCTTCCAAACCTTTATTTCTAATGTCCTGAAGAAGCAAGACAGCAGGTGTATATTTTACATATCTGTATACAGGCTTGCCTTCTGCATTAGTAACAACTGATGGAAGTTCTTTTGGGTCCATTTTCAGAACATACTTCATTGCTCTGCGCAAAGAAGCATAGAAACTATCATTTCCAGCTGTTCTAGAACTACTCAACAAGTCTAACTTCTGACCTTGAGTAGTATTAAATCTGACACCTTTAGACATGTTTTTAGACATGTCACTAAGATTCTTAAAGAAGTTCTTAGACAGGTATTCGTCACCGTGAGCAAAACTTTCAAAAGCATAGTAATGTCTAAACACTGTTTCTTCAGTTCTTGGAAGAACTCCATTCTCTTTAACATCAATTGAAAGTAGTGAGAAACGTAATAGTGATTTAGGAATATTAATTCCTAACACCTGCATATTTTTATAAATAGAATTTACTAGCTGCTCTAGTTTTACTTCTTGATTACTCACAATAAGATCTGTGACACGTCCTGTGTTCTGATAAATACTTAATGCAAGATTGGAAAGCGTTTCTGCAGCTTTCTTATACTCTTCGTCAGATGCCGACTTAGTATTTGTAGATTTAAGTTTTGCTTCAAGAGCATCCATCTTAGACTGCACATCAGCTCTTGTTAACTTTTCAATCTGATTAGATGAAGTAGAAGAAGATATCAATTGATTCTGGTCATCTCTTTCTTCTTTTGTAATCAATCTGGTAAGTAATGAATCCATTTCAGCATTGTGAAAAGTATCAATTACCTGACTATACAAGAGCAAATCTCCACCAATAGGTTCAAAGTTTTCATTGAAACGAATATTCTTTTGTAAGACGTTAAACACAGCGTCTAAAGAACGAGCTTCGTCAATGTTTTCATCATATCTATACTGCTCTCCAGCAAGTGCTATTCTTGGAATAATTTCTTCAGGCATAGCATTAGCTGTAATCTTCATCAATAGATTAAAGATGTTTGATCCATCTACCATTCTAGAATACTTCACACCATTCTCATCTTCAGTCTCATATTTAACTAAAGACAAGAATCTTCTCATTTCTCTAGGAAGACCTTCTAGTGGATTAATGTTAAAGAAAGATGCGTCAAGATCAGCAGATGAACCAATTTCATCTTCTGTGATATCGAAATCATTTTCATTGAACTCTTCTTGAGTTGTTACATCCTCTTCTTCTCTATGTGCAGGAGTAGTACCATAGTTGATATGCTTAAGAATACCTTTTACTTGATTGAATAAAACATCAACAGCTTTATCATAAGTTTGAGCTACACCTGTATCATCAATATTATCATACGCCGGATTACCGGTCATGTTTTCAGCTTTAGCTTGAAAAGGTACTTGCTGACCATCAATGTTGAATTGTAAAACACCATGTGCTAAAACAGCACGCATATCATCAAGTCTTGTTTTCCAGTTTGCTAAAATCTGCGAATCTTTTCCAGGATTGTTTACCATCCATGTATCAAGATTAAAGTCAGACATTGCTAAAAGCTTTCTCTGCAAATCAAACTTATCCTTGAGCGTAAGTTTTATCTCTGGATTAATTTCCGAAAACTCACGAGGATCAAAGTTCATTATTTCATATGCTATTCTATAAGCAAGCTGCTTTTGATCTTCTACTGGAAGAAAACTAGTTACACGTTTTACAGAACCATCTTCTTTCTGTACAATTCTATGACGAGTTGGTGCAAGTTCAAATGCAACAGAACCTGTTTCATAATTACTAATTACGGCTGCATTCTTGTAATATCCTGTAGAAATTCTACCATAAACCTTGTCAATTGTATTAGCATTAGCTGTAAAGAACTTAATTAAGCCTTTCAACAAACTAAATAATTTAGCAAGGAGACCTACAGGTTTAGATGCTTTAGGTTTTGTCATATAAGATTTAAAACCTTCAGCTAAAATCTCTTCTGCAATTAAATTTTCTATACGCTCTTTGCTACCAACAACTTTACGACGTTCCGCAAATTTTTTTCTATATTCTTCGCTAAAGTACTTTGAATTTTTAGGGTCAGCTTTAACCTGCTTTAAAAGTTTTGATCTTTCTTCAGATGTCATTAATCTTCTGAAGACATGGTGAAAAGCTTCGTGATAAATTGTACCACCTGATTTAATTGTCTTATTAAGATAGATTACACTATCCTTATACATACCCAAGATAGTACCGTTTGCTTCCACCATTTCAAGAAGTTCTTGAACTTCTTTTTCTTCTAGAGAAACAGACTTCAAGTTTTCTTGTAACCAAGCTTTTTCAGATTGAAGTCTTTCTTCACTGAAAGGTTCGGTATAGTTATCTGAGAAATCTTCTTGTACAGAAAGGATGCTATCCTCAACAGGTATATCTAACCCATTGCTCTGTACCGAAGGAGTATTTGTAATGTTTTCTGATCCAGTGTTTGTGACTTCTTGAACCGGTGAAACAGAAGTCGTAGAATTCTGGTATGTCGCTTCAAATGCGACTCTACTTGGTTTAGGAGTAAGTACTTGATAGTACTTTGTGTTGAATTTACCAATTTTAACATCATTGACACGTAAAGAGTAGTTGAGACCTTCTCCAGGTAAGCCTGGACTAGTTTGAGCAATAATTAGAAAAGGATTCTTTTTTAAACCGCTTTTCTCGTAAGTTGCTTTAAGTTCGTCACTTCCAGCATTGATTACACCCTCTAAAGTATTTACTAGCGAGTCTACAATGCTTTTGCTAATTCTTTGTACACTGCTAGAAACTCTTGAGTTATAATTTCTAAGATCAGAATCTTCAGGATGTCTTGCTTGCAGTTTAACTAAATCCGCATAAAAATCAATTATACCATCAGGAGTATTTACATCGTGAATACCTAGAGATGTATACTTGGATTTTAATTTTTCAGTGACACTATTAGATTTAAATCTATCTAAACTTTCTTTAATTGTATCAATAGGAAACTCAATGCTAATAGGTGCAATCAAATTACCATAGACTCTCTGCATTGGTTTTACACTGAATACTAATACAGGTTCATTTTCTTGATTTTTACGAACATTAATATTAATAGCAATACCACCACGAGGATCTATCTGAATACTTTTGGTATTGAACTCAAAGTTTAAATCATTAATCTGTTCATCACTTAAACCCTCAGCAGTACTTAATGCTTGAGCAATACTATCAAAGTGCTCAGATATACGTGCATAAAAACCAATAAACTTGGCGTTATTAAACATGGTAGAGGTAACAGAATTTGATGTTACCAATCCTGAAGAAGTCTTTGTTAATAGATATTTTTTGTTATAGGGTATTGATCTGGAATTCATTGAATTAATCCAGCGACCCAAATTTGACTTACCAAAATAATCAATTGCAAATTCTGATACAGAGCTATATGAATTACCATTGAATTGAATTATTTCATTAGCGTTCAACTGAGATTCAAAAGACCAGTTAGTTGCATCAATATCAAATTCTTCAGGATTAACCTGTATACTAGAACGATTAGTATTTGTATAAAGAATCAAAGGAATTTGTGCAGTCCTTCTTTCTAATTCCAAACCAGTTCTTTCATCAAGTTTTACAACTTCAACAGTAGGGGTAGTATCAGGATTGTTTGCTATATAGTCTTCTAAAGATTGACTTGTTACAGCTGAACCTGAACTGTAAGAGAATAGATTGTAACTATTCTGGAAAATATTTGTTACATCAGTAACAGGTCCACCAGACTCTACAACAGGTAAAACTTGAGCTTCAAACTGTTTGTACAGTTCATAAGCCTTAGCTAGTTCCTGAAGATCTGCTTGACTAAGCTTCGAATACTTACCATTTCTGTTTACCACTGAAGTGTTTTGAACCCTTTTAAGATGTTCAGGATTACTAAAATCTACTATAGTAGTATTGTTATTATTATCTACAAAACTGTAGTTATTGAGGGTAAATATTTCAAATGTTTCACCCGTACCTTCTACAACCCCAACTAAAATAAAACCTTGTTCTTGCTTAGGTCTTGCTACAGTTAATACTTCACTAAATCCTACTGATCGTTCAAGCTTCTGAATTTGTGCTTCACTTTCAAATGTCTCATGTGTACGATTTGCAAGTCCTGCAATTGATGGATTAGATGATGCTTCAGAATACATTCTAGAAATACGATCATCTGCAATATTTCCAACCTTTACAGCAAATACTTTAAATGAAGAATTAATAGCTTCTTTAGATTTTGAAGCAAGAATTTCAGATGCCGGCTTTTGACCTTCTAGAATTACATCGCGCATTCTTAATCCTGAACGCATATTAACATCAAAGAAAATTGTTTCCCCGTTGTTAAATGACTCACTAGGAGCTGGGAGGGCAGGTCTTGCAAAAAGATAATCGGTTATTACAGTTCCGTCTAATGAAACATATTGATCACCTTCTTTGTAAGCTTCAACAACTACAAATCCTGGCAGACTTACTATATATGTTTGAAGATCTTCTGACAAGTTCTTCAATCTTACGTAAGGTGATTTACCAATTAATTTTTTACGAGCTGCTGATGTACGATTAAGTAAAAAGGTCTGGTTCTCAAGACTTAAATTCTTCAAAGTAGAATCTAAAAAATCCATGAACTTATTTATATCCTGAAGTTTTTCGTCTTGATTTTTATACGAAAAAGCTGATATATAAGCATTTACGTCTTTAAGAATTATGTCTAGTTGTACCTGAGTAATAGATTTTAATGACTCAAGGTTCTTAATGGAATCAAGAATACTTTCCGGTTTAATTGTAGATGTCTTAGACTTGACACCATACATTTCAGCAATCTTGTCTACAAATTGCTCAGGGTTTGATTCAATAAGATCTTTTAAACCAATAACACCAGATGCACTACCAAGCTCATAGAAAGACGAATCTAACCCATGCAGAGCTTGAAAAAGTTCTGCAAAAGAATAAATAGCGGTTGCTTTATTAAATGGGATTAGGGAACCGTTAGAGATTACTGCTTTTGCTACATTATCAAAGTTAGTATATCGCTGTGGGTCCGCCTGCACCAGCTTCTTTAAAATGGGAAGGAAGTCCGCAGGTGTTACCTTACAGTTTGTCATAGTTTACCGGATTAGCTAATTTTACAAGAGACAAGTAAGCGCATCATTGATGTCCGAAGCCAAGTCCCTCTCTATATCAAAGTTAACACTTTTTTCCTTATTTTGTAGAGCTTTTTGTTTAAACTCTACAAGTTCAGAATGGATATTTTTTAAATCTTTCGAGTTTAAATTTTCTTCTTGAGTAAGCGTAGTAACATCAATATTTGGCGAAGATGTTTCTTTGTCGCTTATTACGGGTTCTGTAAAAGGTAGTTCTGCTTGTCCTTCAGCTGATTTTGCTTTAAGATCTTTTACAGCTTTTTTACCAGCTACCGTATTAACATAGTCCTTAATACTGGACAATTTGTTTTTAGCTCTCTTATTATATTTATTAAACTTGTCTGTCAGATCTTTAATAAACTGTTCTTGTTTAACCCAAGTTTCTCCAGGCAAATTTTCAATAGCAAAGTCTACTAAAAATCTATCTTCTACTGCAGGTTCAACTTCTACTGGAGCAGTTTCTGTAGAAGTAGGTAAAGATTCTTCTTGAGTAACAGGGTTGTTTGAAGCATTATCAAAAGCATCTAAAACGGATAAGTCATCCATTTCACTGCTAGTAACAGGTAAAGGTTGAGAAGAAGATTCAATTTCAGCATTATTATCTTCTAAATCTAACCCAGTTTCAATAGTGGCAGATGGTGCGCTAGATGGTGGTAATTCATCATCATCGTCATTAACAGGAGTAGTAGGTGCTGGTTCTGGTGTTACATTGTCCTGATTATCTTGAACATCTGGTGCTTTAGTTTTATCAATACTATATTTATCTTTTATAGCATCTACTAGTTTAGTCAATTCTTGCTGAACATACTCCTGTTCTTCTACACCTCTTGTAGGTGAAACATATACCGCAAAGATGTTTTTATATGACTCTTGACTTTTAATAAACTCTTTTACTTCTTTAGAAATACGATCATAGTTTTCGACCATGAACTGCATAAACTCCATAGAGTTTATTTGATCTTGATTACCAAAGCGTTCAGCAAGCTCTTTCCTAGTAATGCTCAATGCAAGCTCGTTTTCTAGATATGTTAAAGCATCAGAAATTCTTGCTTTAAATTCACCATCTGCAAAACGCAAATGTGCTTTTCTAAAATTCTTAGGGTCTAATAGAATATCTACTGCATTAATATAATCCTTTGCGTTTTTATCAAGTCTTATAAAGTCAACAAGTTTGTCAATACTTTGTCTAATTGTTTCATCTGATACTGTAGTATTTAATCCAGCTTGTTTGTTTTTTAGATTTACAATCTTTTTAAATAACTGTTGAACAGTATCATTTTTGATCATCGAGTTAAACTCTTCTTTTGTAAGAGTTCCATCTTGATATGCTTTTTTATTTGCAGTACCAATAAATGTGTATTGAAGATCTTTAGGAAGTTTTTTATTCTTCTCTCTTTCATCACCACTCAGTTCTTCTTGACCGTCTAATTCTTCTTCTTCAACGGTGTTTTCAAACAACCAGAATTGTTTCCAGCTATTAAGTAACTCTAACTCTTCTACTTTATTGTCTATAGATTGCTTAACAGCAGGATCTTTTGTTTGCTCATACGATTCACGCAGATTTGCTAATTCACTTTGAACAATACCCAGTTCACTTTCAAGATTTCTAGGATTACTCAAAATACGCATTGCGTAGTCTGCACTGTTTGCAATTTCACTTATACCTCTCAATTCATTAGCAAGAGTTCTAGATCTTTCGCCAGCTAACTTACCCTTGATACTATTCACAGCTACAACATCAATTGCACCATATAGTGCATTTTGCAAATACATTGCTCTTCTAAAATCTTTACTGTCTTTAGGAAATATGTAAGGATCTACTAATGGACCATATTTGCGGACAAGACTTTTGTATGTATCAGTGTAAGTATTAATATCATCTGCTATTTTATTGGTAAACTCTTTTACAGAATTATAACCAGTTTCTTTGATATCAACACCATAAGCTTCTTTAAATTCTTCTTCTGAAAACTGCTCACCAGTTTGACGAAGTCCTGTTATAAATGCATCAGTAGAATTTGTCATCATAGCTGCACGAACTGCAGATACTAATGCATCCTCTTTAGCATTATTAAATTCATAAACATTTCCGGTAGTGGCTGCTTCAGTCATATTCTCAGAAGCTACAGCTTGTTCTCTAGCGTTGCGCATGTAGTGAGAAGTACCGTTTCGTTTATTGTCAAAAAATAGATTAAGCTGATTAACAGCATCTGTTACTTTTTGATCTTGATTTTTCATTGACTCTAGATTACCCTGCATAGCAGCATAACCGTACTCACTTGCTTTGCCACCAACATAAGTAACAGGAGCAACCAGTCTACCTGTAAGTGCGCCGATTAAAAATGTCTTGAAACCTTCTTGACCAGCTTGAGAACGTGCACCCCTGGTAATAGATTCTTCTAAGGAAATAGGGTTACCATTATATATAGATTCATAGTAATCTTTTACTCCAACAGCACTACCTTCTTGTAGTAGTTCTTGTACACCTTCGGTAAGTTCAAACTTACCCATACCTCTACCCATAGACTTTGTAGCTTCCCAAGCAGCTCGTTTTTTACCAAAGTCTTCAGCAATTTCACCTAGGTTACCAAAGGTTCCAAAAAATCCTTGTTTGTAGAACTTGGTTTTAACATCATTTGCAACAGCTCTTGTAAGAACTCTGTCTTCAGCATTATTGATAACCATTTCACGCATGAACTTATTAGTAGGTCCAAATCGACTAAATAGATTACCAAACTGAATTTTATTCATTGTCAGAAGAATGCCCATGTTAATATCAAACACAGATCCTCCAACATTCATTGCTGTTTCTCTAATTGCTTTTTCTTCTTCACTAGTAGGAACTCTATCGTACTGTTCCCTGAATTGATTATGTAAAGCAGTATAAGTATCACCGTATGCATTAGCACTTTCAAATGCAGACTCAGATGTAGCAAGTGTCATTTCATTAAGGCTTCTTCTAAAACCATTGAAACCCACACCAGCCAACTTAAGCATATCTGCACCATTAGCACCCGCTAAAGCTATTTCTTTACCTGTACGCATCAAGTTACCAGCAACAGGTATAAAGTTTTCACCAGCAGCCCATATTTTACCATAAAGACTTTCAGCTTTTGCAATATCAGCAAAGTTCATTCCTACAGCTCTAAAAGTTTCATTGACAACTCTGTTACCAAATTCACCCACTCGACCCATAGTACTAAGATTAGCAGCTGCCTCAGCGTGTGTCATACCTGCACGTGCAACATCATCTGCTGCACTTCTACCAGCTGCAGCAGCTGTTTCTAGTATTCTTGTAGAAGCACTCAAACCTTCAGCTGCAGATTCAGCGGTAATAGCTCCAGCACCTAAAGTCGCAGCTCTTGCTGTAAGACCTACACCTTTTAATCCTGCAGATACCGCTGCACCAACACCAAAGGTCAACGCAGTTTCAGCTGCAATTTCTGTTAGAGTTCCTAAAGTGTAACCAGCATTACCAATAAAATCTTTGACAAATTTTTTATTAAAAAAACTGTCCTGCTCTTCAGGAGTCATGAATATTGTATTTCTCAACTCATTATCCTGATCTTGATAGTATTGTTTTAAAAGATCGTCTTCATCTTTATTAATACCATAGGCACCTAAAGTAAATATTGATCTCAGTAATCTTCCGGTACTGTAAGCTCCTTCTACAAAAGAGTTTCCAAATTTGTAACCAAAATCATCAAACGCCTTACCAAAAGTACTACCCCAAGTTTCTGCTGCTGCATAACCTGCATAGTTTTGAGAATAATCTGAAGGATTAAAACCCTGTTGCTGAAAAAAATCTTGTGCACGAAAAGGTGCTACTGAAGACTCAGGAAAGTATTGAGTACCATAACCACCAGTATTTACAGCATTAACAGCTGTCT